TGCAAGCTGATCCTAGTTACGCATGGAGCTGGCAATCTAACCTGGCAATGGCCATCGTAGACGAACTTGGCGTCAGTCGTCAGGCGGGAAACAAAGCTGCTGCACGTATCATGCAACACGTATTCAAAGTCGATGTCACTCAGATGAAAGAGTACAAAGACATTATTTCTTTCCGCCACATAACGCCACGGTATGTTCCTAACGAGGGAATCAAAGATACCAGTGTTGCACAAGTAGAAGAAATTCCAGACAATGTGATTCATATCACCGTAACTGGTTTCCAACCAAACTCTGGTGCAGAGGCATTGGCACAGCGTCTACCACTGTTCTTGATCGGTGGTGGTTTCACCCATGAGATGAACATTGCCGATACTACCCTGGAACCATCAGAAATCGGTCCACTGCCATCTGATAAGAAAACCCATGTGCTTATCACTGGTGTTGAATCTCGTTACCACACTGACATGGTTGGTGATGGCGAAGAAGCCGTAGATGAGTGCGAACCTGATTACGGCTTTGATCAACCGGATCTTGGTGAAGACTGCGATGGTATCGATGACTCTCCACGTGAACCGTTCGGTTGCGCTGTCCAAGAACGTCCACGGATGACCATGCGTCTGAAGCTGGATGACAACGATCCGGATCCAGTGTCCACCATCGAATACTTCCGTGGTCATTACCCAGAGGCTAACCTCGAAGTGGAATACAAGGTCGATCAGTATCTGACCGATTGCATCCACAAACAAGCTCGTGCACAGGTTGACCAACCCGATGATGGTTCTGATGAACCGGCGGGTCTGGTAATGCAGAAACCAGTTCACCTGCTGAGTGACCCGAGTTCTCGTCGCAATGCTTACCTGTTCAAACGTAACGTAGATGAAGGTGTAACTGTAGCCTTGATGCACGTTGACATCGATGATCCTGAGTTCGATGTAGAACAGGTCTTGGGTGAAGGTTGGCTGATTGTACATGCTGGTAGTTTGGAAGCTTTCCGTAAAGTTCTCGGTAGCATCGAGTCGGCATTGGAATACGCTGATGAGATCTACTGCAACAACGTACGTTGGCTGAACAAGTTTGGTGATGGTGAGAAGATTGAACTCCGTCACCATGAAGGTCCATTCACCTTGTTCCATATTGCCCAGGGCAGTATTCCAAAAGAGATCTACGCTCACGTAGAGGATGCCTGGACTGCATTCCAAGATGTCCGTCGACTGCCATCTCTCGCTGAGGTATTGGGTGATCCATCCATTGTCATTGATGCTAAAGAATACGTCGAGGTAACTCGTGGTGGTTGCATGGTTGTTCGTGAACATCCACGGTTGGAAGAACTGTTCCTGACGTTCCTGAAATTCAAGGCAACTCAGAACCCGTTGATTGATCGTTGGATTAAGTCCTTCGGGAAATAAAAAAAAAAAATAAGGCACATTGGCTCTCCCGAAGGAGAGCCTTTATGCCGTAACAAAGTTACATGGGGGAAAGTTCTACGCCCAGAGGGATAGCACGGACGAATCTGGATTTGCCATTCGTCATGAACAGGAACCCTGCAAGTGGGTGACCTACTTCATGAATGTTGAATGACACGAAACCGATGATGTCTTCACGCAACAAATTCGGCCAATGTTCAACGACGTGATACGTGCAGTCATCAGCCGATTCCTGAAGCTTATCGAAAACTGCATAGAGCTGTTGTCGCTGCTTCGCGCGGGTCAATGCTTCTTGATCCACGTTAGCTTGTGATACGAGCTCATTGTAATGAACATGTGCATGACGACTCAGGCACCATTCTTGTGGGTTTGCTGCGCCAGCCAAACCCTTCACGTTAATCTTTACACGCATCGGTTCCATCGTACCCGTGACAACGATAGCCACATCGTCATCAAGGCGTTGGATAGCACCGCGCAACAGAGCACCAGTTGCTGCATAAAACTCAACTGGTACTGACAGATCTTTTTCAGCGTATTGTGCAACCAAAGCTTTAAGCTGAGACATATTAAGCACCGAATGGGGTAACCACAAACATTTGCCAGTCGCGCACTTGCTGACCCACGGTCAGGAATGGATACTCGCATTTGAGATCCAGACCAGTTTTGGTAACGGTGGTTACTTCCGAGCCGTTCAGGTCTTTGATTTCGAGCTGATACATCGAAGTGTTTTGCAGTTCCACGATCATTTCCTTTTTACGTTATTTGGGTATTGCACTAATGTGATATAGATCTGAGATTGCTTGGGTTATGCCAGGTTGATTTTGTGTATCCCTGTAATATCCAACCCAACCATTACAGTAGCAGCCAAGAAGAAGACGAGTAAAATGGCTGAACCACCGACCAGAATGGTAGCGTTGATTTTGTTATCCCAGAGCAACCGATTCTTGTGGTTGGTGTACAGTGCACTGCGGATAAGATTGTTAGGATCTTGACCCAAGGCGATAACCGCCGACCAGTCCCTGTCCTTTTTCCACATGCGCATAACTTCTTTGCTTGGGCGGAAAGTGAAGTCAATGTAAAAAGACATGAACATCCACCAAACACATAACGCCACTACGCTTCCTAGGAAGCCGTAAAAGACGATTTTATCTAACAACATACACTGAGTCCCTTAATCAATTCATAAAGCGCTACAGCCATTACAGAGGCTATGAACGCTATCATTGCGTAACGTTGCGCGGTGTCGAGCCGACGATCTTTCTGACGACGCTTCATCCTGTCTTGTAATGGGTTCAACATAAATCAATCCTCGTTGAGGTACTTCAATTCAGCCTCTACCCCAGAAAGGTCAATACGTGATTGCACACGCTTCAAGATGAACTCCATCTGCCGTTCAGACAACCGACGATCATACGTCAGTTTGCCTGTGGCAATTTCGTAAGTGTCAAAGTTGCGCGATACGGTGTCTGTCTTTGCGGCAGCAATAACGAATGCTTCCAACGCCGTCAGTCTGGTAGCCCCCTTCTCTTGGGTCTTCGGTATATTGAAGCGAATACCATTTACAGCGTGAACACCTGAACCCATGTGGGCGAAGTTCTTAAAACGAGCATGTTCAATGCGATCACCGTTATCGGCACTGAGGATATGGTGCGTACCCTCTTCAGTATGAACTAACACCGTTGTCGCCCCACTGAAGATACGCCGTTCAGACTTGGGTTGGATATTAGCTTCAACCTTCATGTAATCCGAAAGATCAACTCCCTGGGTTAGTGCACCAAACATGTCGAGCTCATTACGTGCATCGCCAGCTAAGGCTATTAGCTTGATGGCCTCACCATTGTACTTACCCTTAGGCAGCGTGTAAAGCTTGAGGCAATCATTATGCCACGTAGTCTTACCCGGATGGCGTTTATGGAAATCCATAGAGCCGTCGTCATTAGGTTGCTGTCGTCCGACGATGTTATTGCCTTCGATGGTTTGCACCAAACGGTCAGCAATAATGAAATGGCGGTCAGCTACGATGTATGTCATTTGCGATCAGTCCACTTGCAATATTCATAGAACCCTAGGAAACACAAACCCAGAATAACTTTACCGATAAGTGGTTTCCAACCATCTTCACCATTTATGGGTAGGATCTCTAACCCGTACGTCCATTCCATGCCTAGAGTGAATAGCCAGACACAGAAAATGAATAGTGCTACCTTGGCAATCTCTAAGGCAGCAATCGTCAGGAACTCTCTCATTTACAATCCTTAAGGCGGCATAAAGCCCAGCCTAAGCTGGGCCTTTAAATAGGTGGGATGCGTCGTGGCACCAACACAAGGACGGGTACTTGTTTAGCGCTGGGAGATGTTCCACGGAATCCCGATTCGTTTACATATAATGGTGCATCAAGTACTTTTAGCAACAAAGCACTTAATCGCCACAATGCAACCTTCGAGTCGGGAACCTTCATCTCCCCACACACGTTCCAGGAACCAGCCACCTTTAAGGTAGGTTTCCTTGAGCCAGAACCACAGTTCATCTGAATGGATCTGTGCTGGTGGATCGAAGTCAACCTGGACATAGGAATGATTACGATTGTCTTCCTGCAACGTGTTATAGAGAATACCATTGTTTAGCTTGTCAGTGACAGCGGTGATCTCGTCTTTGTAGCGGGTAGCTATCCGTTCTTGTTTAGTTGGGATTTCGATTTGCATTTACTTTCTCCAGTTATGGGCAGACCAGCGCATACCCATGTAAGCTACTCGGGCAGTGATGACCATAATAGGAACACTGATGAACACTGTCCACCACGGCAAAGCTTTAGCCCCGAAGATAGCGAACAATGAGAAGAAACAAAATACGGCTACCCATGAAGAAAGAATCGCCACCGAAGTGATGGCGATCATTTTCAGTTCCCGTAACACCTTTTTCCGTAAATCAATCATACACCGGTGTACCGAAGAAGTTGAAGGTGTGGAAGTTCTGGATGCGATGGCGGAACTTCTCGATCTGCTCCAAGAAGAATTCCTTGGTGTAGTGCTTACGAGAGCCATAGCGTTCCACGTTCTTGATGTCGCGTTCCGTTACCGTGATCGCTTCATTGCACAGCGTGCGACGCAGATAAGCGATAGCGTCGTTACGGTTCTCCAGAGCTCGTTCTTGCATTACTTGCACATTCAAGCGCAAGATGCTTCCGGAGTCTGGGCAGCTGATCGTCAGGAACGGCGATACCTCACCGCTTTCTGGTACGACCATACGTACAACGGTGTTGTCACCGAAGTTAACGTGCTCGCCTTCTTCATACTGGCGACGGATCACAGTAGCTTTGCAAGCAAAGCGAAGGAACGTTTGGAATTGGAACGGGAGTTCTTGCTCACTGAATGTATAGTTCATAAATATCCTCTTCTGGCCTAGTTAACAACATAAAGCCTACCCGAAGGTAGGCTGTCTATAGCGTCTGGCATTCCAGAACGCAGGTATCAGTCGATGAAAGACACCAGCGGGTGTAAGGAATCTAACCTTACTAGTTGTTCAGCAATAAATTGTTAAAGAGCATCAAGAGAAAGGAAACAACACATGCAGTATCACCACATATATAGTTGTACTCAATTCTCATTATACGGGTTCTCTCTTGGGAGGGTCTTCGAGTGTCCAGTCCAAATTTGTTGGGGATTCCCGATGCTCACCTTTCGGTTTGAATTGACACCGGGTGATCCGTCCCTCGTGGCGCACCAACGAACAAGACGCGTCTAAGACAACCTCATATTGCCTTTGCAATCGCAAGAGTTCAACGCTGAGTACTGTGTGTTCTAAGATCTCACCTAAAGCTGCTTCTCTGCGCTCTGGTAAATTCTCAGCTCGTCCCCAATCAATGATGATCTCAAAGATTGTAGCTCCATACTCAGGATGATAACCGTACTGACGAATGGTGTATAGGTCGGTGACCTTGTCTGCGTAGGACTCCAAACACGTTAACGGTTCATTCGTCACTTGAGTGAACGTCAAAGGTTTGGGCGTAGGTGTAATTTCAACCAACACCAAGTGAGACATTATGCCTCCTTGCGTTTGTTCCGTGTACGATCAGCTGTCCGATCTACTTGGACGAAGTCAGCATCGTCTTCATCAAAGATCTCAGGAAACTGCCGGGTCAACGCTCGCGTAATCATACGCTTTGCAACTTCAGCGTCGATGTAGTTATACAGGATCACACCACGGTGGTAAAGGAAGAAGTGATACCAACGTCCGTTCATTCGGACTTCACCCTCAAAACCACCGTAAGAAAGCGTATCAGCATTGTGATGCTCACGGTACACGTCCAGTTGCACATTACCATCGGTATGTAATTGCAGCAGGTCATTACCCATGCCACCGAAGATAGTCGGACGTTTACGTGAACTTACCACGTCACTAATGGAATCCATCAGACGTGGCATATCTGTAACCAGTTCTTGGATATCGCAGATCTTATCTAGACCATTGCGAATCTCGGCTTCGATTTCATCACGGGTCTCTACAGACCAATGTTGAACAGGTGCCTCCAGGATGTGGACACCAAACCAAGCGAAGCCGTTGTTGTGTTTGACTTTGATGCAAAGGTGGGGAATGTTCCCCTCACCATACTGCCTGTTAACGGTATATTGTTCAATCCGTTTTAGGAGTATCCTGATTGTATCAGGGACCTCCACGATGTGTGCTGACATGATAATAAAACCTTTTGGAAACTTGAGAATTCTTTAAAGCAAACATTTTGCTCACCAGATAATAAACGGCAGTAGATTAATCTACTGCCTTGAAGTTGAGGTTAACTCCGTATTTGGAGTTGTCGATATATTCTTGCCGCTTCTTCCACTCGTCTTCACGATCAGTGAAGTTGCAGATGAAGTGGATCTCGAAACCACGTTGGTTCAGGATATCCGAAGCCTGATCCGTAACGAAGTCGTTCAGCTTTTCATTGCGGCTACCACCGGCCATGTTTACCAGCCGGACGTAGAAGTTGTTCAGCAGGGTCGATTCAGCAATCCCTACTTGACGATTCGTCAGCACGAAATAGGCATGGGTGCTATTGTGACGCACCACGTACAGCGAACCAGCGCCAGTCTTGTCGATCTGTTTACGGGAAGCCAGCAGCTCCGCCTCGTACAGTTCGTTTTCCAGCTCTTGTGCAGAGAAGCGCAGCGGTTGGGTCAGGAACCACAGTTCCAGTTCGGCACCACGTTGTTTAGCTTTCTTCACGCAATCAGCACCAGCCCCCGACTTGCTGTGGAAGTTGTTGATGATCGACGCGTAGTTGCTGGTCTCACCCAGCCACACTTCACCGGTATCGCCAATGATGATACCGAAGAAACCACCCTTTGCAGATTTCGGTGCAGTGCGTTGTTTGGTGTAATCCGCCATGTAACGACGCAGGATACCACGGCTGATTTCACGGTTAGTCTTAACTTCTGCCACTTTTATTTACTCCTAATGTGGTGTATCTACAGCTGTTATATAGCTGTTAATTGTTTTTCAATTCTTCTTTGCGTGCTTCTTCTACACGCTTAGCCAAGTCTTTACGCCATTCTTCAAACGGCATGTACTTTACTTGTTGCACACTGGTTTGATGGCAACGTTCCATTACGCCATACGGAACAACAGCTTCACCAGTACGGTTTTGTTCGTAAAGCCATTTGTCCATGCAGTTACTGAGCATCGCATGACGCTCCGCGAGTCTCGGGGTTACTTCGAAGTTTACCCACAAGGCCAGGTCTTGGTCAAGAGCCGTATTAGAAGAAGCTTGGAAGAGATCTTTTGGATTGGTCACGATCTTTGCTACACACAGCAGGCAGATGATTACCAACGCGCCAAAGCCAGCCCAACGAATATGTCCACGCATGTTAAATCCCTAAACGAAATAAAGCAGCCCCGTAGGGCTGCATTTATGCCACGACTTCAGTAAAGTGAATCACAGACATTGGTGGGCAATTGTCATTGCTGCCACGCATGTAGTAATACCCAGCCAAAGTTTCGTGTGGTTTGATTACACGGAATGAATCACCCTTTTCACCGAGAACGATGTGCGAACGCCCTTTAAGCGCTTTGACTGCCAACCGCTCACGCAGAGTGACTACTTGATTCTTTTCTAGCATTGAATATACCTGATGTTGTTTACATCAGATGATGTTACCAGGTATATTTTTCGTCCCAGAACATTTTCTTCGTAATGGCATGGAACTCGCGCCACTCTTCATTCCACACGCCGGTACGCGCATTTGGCAAACGCCACATGGTATCGTCATGCTTAAGGTCGAGTGTCAGCATTACTTTCTTCCACCCATTGCGAATCTTACGAAGCTGAGTAGCTACCGAGTAACGTACGGCACGGTTGTTACTGGCGGATTCTTTTGTAATACCAGGGCCACCGTCAATACGGATACCCAGGCGAATAGCTTCAGCTACCAACTCAGCAGTTGCACGTTCCCAGCGTACGACACGTTCAGCAATCGTCATGTGTACATCCATGCGATAGTTCTGACCACCTGGAGTCATTGACATCCAATCTGGAAAACGGACGCTAACAAAATGCATGTAATCCGGATTGTCTTTATGCTTATTCAGGTGTTGGATCAAGCATTCACTAGTTTCTTTTGGTTCAGGTTCTGGTGCATCTGCCAGAGTTTTCATCTTGTTAGATGCTCTGTTGTGAATAGAATTACCTACGATGAAAGCTTTAAGTGCTACGCGGAATTCTTCCCACAAGCGCATATCTTCTTTGGTTTCAGGGACAGCCCACTCTTCAACTGCAGACCAGACCTTTTGAATTTTGCAGACGTTCTTCCACGACTTACGATCTTCGCGGAAGGTACCATGTTCAAGATAACGTTGCAGCAAACTGATCGCGCTATAACGCCGATGCTTCTTACCAGCCAACCCAACATGGTTTACATCTAGCTCCTTCGCTTCATACAACAGAGCGAAAGCAGCTGCGTGAACCATTTTGATCCGATATTCCATCGGCTTGGTCAGGTCGTAGTTAATACCACCTGGGAAGTGCGATTGAAAAGTTGGTTGAGAAACAGTCAGGAACGATACGAGTGTCATGTTAAGCCTTATTTTGAAATGCTGAGAGACCGGCGATAATGCGTACAACAGATTCCTTTACAACAGGGCGTTCCCGATGATAGATCGGGAGTTGTTGGTTACTAAGGTACTCAATCAACAGTTCCTTATTTACCTTACCCAAGTGCTTGACACGAATGATGTCTTCTACCAGTTCACCCTTCTTGTTCAAAGAACGGTAGACAGTAAGAACGAAGCAGTAGCCGTCTACTTCATCAAACATGTCTTCTTCAGCCACGAACGTGTTATTCGCAGCTTTATACCACGGGATATAAACTTTACCTTGCATCAGTACTTGATCCCTAGATTATCAAAAGCAACAATCAAAAGAACGATCACCACGACGATGTAGTTACACGTCACGAGAGTTTTCTTTAAGTAGGTCATGGCATCGCTGGTAGGATCTATACCGGAGATGAATCCACATCCCCACATGACCCAACCCGCACCCACCAGAATAAAGAATGCACTTACTACTGTGATGAACATGCTACTACTCCTAACGTCATAAGCGAGCCCGAAGGCTCGCCGTTTATGCAGCTTGGGTATCCAGCAGATATTGGTCGCGAACAGTGCGCCATTGATCTGCAAGATTAACTCGGTTGTAATTCGACTTCAGGTGGTTCAGGAAGTCCTTAGCTGGACGACGCTCCAGGTACTCGAGATCGTTTGGATCCCATGGACTTCCGGTAACCGATACTTGTGCGGCTTTACCCAGTTCCAGCATCTCCAACGCTTTCTGTTGGAATGGACCTTCCCCAGCATAGCCAGCCATGCCAGGGAATTTATCCAGGAACTTAGGCCAATGCTCCAGAATGTACTCACGACGCAGACGTGCCAGCTTTGCGTCTTTGGTTTCTACTACTACGGATTGGACTGTTTGATTACTCACTGTGATATCCTTGTTTGATTGCACCAACAAATGGTTCACCCACCAAATGGAAGGTCTGACACACCATTGGTTTGAAACGTAAATTTAAACTGGCACGCATGTCGACTTTGTACATCGTCATGACGTGTGGTTCACCTTTAAGTTTCCGATGGTTGCCATCAACAGGATATACTTCATTCAGCTTAGTGAGTTGCGGTACAACGAAATCCACAATCCACTTGTTGTGATCGATGTGGCTACCGATCTGAGTTGTGGTAGGCAAACGAGACCACTCGGTCAAACCACCGGCACCACGAATATCGAAGTACCAGGAGTCTTGAGGATCTTCCGAGTAGAACCCTTGCAGCATGAAAGCTACACCGTCGGCCTTACGAACGACTTCAATGACGTAGAACGATTCATTTACCATCTTCGAGTACCTTTGATAGTTCCCAACTGATGTCAGGGATTACATAGGAAGGACCGACGTAACGGACATGTGCTTCACCGTTAGCATCGATATGTACGCGGACCATATCCGATTCATCGAACTGTTCCAGGTTATCTAGCGAACGATGCATCACAGGGCGACACACTTGAGAATAACCGTATTTCTCGTTTTCAGTCTGATCCGTGTCTTCCAGATCAATCCAGAACGTGGTGTTGCGTGCAGGTACTCGCCACTCAATGTCATCGAAGATAAAGTCTTCACGATAACTATCGACTGGGAAGTGTTGGCGATGAGTCAGACGAACTGAGCGGAGTTTAAACATCCGCCAGCTTGGTACTACACGCCAACTCCATAGCGCTACGGCAACCCACGCACACAGCAGCATCAGCGCTAAACCAATCAAAACAACAGTGTGCCAATTACTACTGGTGTCAGGAACGATCCAGCGAGCGACGTCACCCATGTAGTAAAGACCAGGGAAGTAAAGTGCGTAAGCGATCCATTGACCATACTTCTTAAGAAACTTGTACATTTTGATTCCTAATGTCGGCATAAAAGTGAGCCCGAAGGCTCACCCTTTAAAGTCAAACTCAAACACAGCGTCAGAGCTACGGCGTTGTACGTTCCACAGCAGCACGTAGTATTCACCTGCCGGTTGTTTCAGCTTGGCGAGGAACTTCGACAATGCTTCTGGTTCATTCACAAACCCAGAAGCGATCATCATACCTACGTGGTAGTCCGCTGTATCAGCAATGGTGTTGCTGGTGTTCTTAGGGCACCAGATCAACTTCTTGACACGGGACGCTTCACACACTTGACCGATTGGATCTGCACCCAACCGATCACGAGCTACACGGATTACGTGCATTAGGCTTTGCCTCGCAGCTGTCCCAGACCTTCTTCCAGTTTGCGCTCTACCAGGTCACCGTTGACGGCGAAGTAGATGCCTTCACTGGTGGTAATCAACAGATCCCCGATAGTGAACATCGAGTACTCTTTCAGGGTTTGCTTATCCCACTTGGCCACGCGCATCATATCGCGCACAACAGCTTGTGGGTGTTGGTTACCCAGGCAAGCGATACCAGTGATCGGGTTACCTTCCATGGTACGTACTTCTTCAGCACGGAAAGGCACGTAAGCGTTGAAGTCCTGGGACTCTTCGTTCGACGTGATGGTCACGTCATTACCCTGCACTTTCAGGTGATAGTGGTGGGTCGAACCATTGAACAGTTTCACGTCCAGGGTTTTTGCTTCAGCAGCTTGGGTCATGCTTGATTTCCTTTTTAACGTAATGCGGAAGAACAGCAACAGGTTCATCCGAATTGGTTTCACGAATTTGAATGTTGTAATGTCCAACAGGAACATTACTAACAGCAGTTGAACCGATCTCGATCATAGCGTACCGTGCAGCTTGATACTGATCGAAATAGATTCGTTCATGCTCTACTTCCGTAGGCATAAATAAAGCCTTGCGAGTAGACTTAACACGCGAATAGAACTTTCCCACCATACGAGAGTATTCGTAGGGAACTTCCATTTTGTCATTCACCAAGACGATGTAATACCGCCTTGGTGGAATAACACCGCGCCGTTGGTCGTTTCTATAGTCCCACGGGCTGGGCATAGGTGGTAGCCTCTGACAGCTTAGCGATAACTTCTTCCTTTACCGGAGCATTCCGATAAGGCTCATCGCTTTTACGAACACCCCAGACTTCAGGAGCCTTGGATGGATCGTAAGACATGATCTGAACAATCGTACCCTTGCCAGCATACAGCACTTGACCAACACCAGGTTTGGTAATGAACACGTCTTCTTTCAAGACGACGAATTCACGGACCTCAAAGTTCTTTTGCGACATTGTTACCTCAGTTCAAATACTTAGCACGTGCAGTTTGCAACGGTGTGCGTTCAAACCCGATGTGAGCACCAAACGGTTCCTTATCCAGAACCAATTGATAGTCTTCATCGTAACCCTGTTCCCATGGTAGTCGACCAGCAGCATCCGACACTACCAGTTGATACACCATAGCTTTCTTGCGCTCGTCTTCGTTGTAGAACACAGCGTGTTGCCAGCCGTATCCTGCAAACCAGCGATCAACGTCAATCCGACGCAGGTGAAGACGATCTGTCGGCAGTGCCGTGATCCCTTCGTATCCCCGTTGCCTCATGAGGAACTCGAAGAAGTCTTCAGTAACTAGATCCCCATCGATTGGTTCTTTCGCCCAGTCCAGATACGCCAGCATGTCACCGATGTGATTGCGCATTGCACCGAGTTCCATGTCCGTAAGACTGAAACCCAGTACCAGATCAGGACGCCCATAACGAGCGTTGCCAATAGTAGCAAGCACAGGTGGTGCGTCTGGATCAGGAGACGAACTGATGAACTCCCATTCAGAGTCACCCAGAGCTTCACGAATCATCTCTACCGTGGCCAGGCGTGCTTCTTGAATGCCTTCTTTCGTGTGATGCGATGGAAACGCCAGCATTTCATTTCCTCAATTCAAGAGACAGTAGTCAGTTGTGTTAGATGCTCTAATCGTTGCTTCAACCCTTTTGCAGTCTTTTGCAGAATGAATCGGTATTTCGATAAACTTCAGATCCATGTTGGAGAAATGGCTAGGGCTCGAATACTGTGCTTGCAGTTTCCGATTAGGATGCCGTCCAGCCTGCAACAAGGCAAGTTGTTTATCTACTTCAGCGCTCACCGTACGAGATTGTCCGATGATAAACCAACCACTAGACACATGATCGATTATGTAAACGCCTTGGGTCACCAACGTACTGCGTGCTCCGTTGTTCGGCACAATCGCACCAGACTTCAGTTCACGGTATGTCAATGACCAGGTATATGCTTTTTCTTCAACGGTGTACATCGCGCACTCCTAAATTCACATTAGATTTAGGAGACAAGTACTATTTGCCAAACAGAGGAATCCGACCACCGCTACCAAACCATTCCAGGAAACGAGTCCACAGATTTTGCTGAGGGTATACCTGGACATAGTCGAGGATACGATCTTCATCAGTTGCACGAACGTCGTTGTTTGGCGCACGCTCTGGTTGCTTCGGTTGAGAGTTCTTGAGTTGTTCACAGAACTCGTAACGCAACTCCAGATACTTCGAACGCTTGGCATCTGGTTTCTCCAGAGCCCACAGATACAAAGCAGCCAGGTTATCCCAGGTAGTACCCGATTGGATATTGCTGGTGCGATGAGCTTCCAGTGCTGCGAGTTTGATCAAGCTCTTCTGATCAGCATTTGTGATGATCAGGTGGTGTGGGACCAAATTACGCTTGCAGAGTTCACGGAAACGTTCGTTCAATTCAGAGGCCATTTACTTTGTCCTTGCTGGTGTAGAAATAGGTGCCTTTGGAGTTCTTTACTTCGATGATATCCCCACCAGCATCTATTACCAGTTCGAGGGTATCACCTTTGTGTGCCACGGTAATAGGTGTTTCATTTACCGAGAGCACGATGTCTTCCTTAGCTGTTAATGTCATTCGCCCACTCTTTGTTGTCAAAGCCTTTGGATGGTGCTTGTGCCTTACCCGCTTTGTGGATAAGCATTTCGATATCGGCATGGATATCAGCCAATTGGAACATCAGTTGAATCCGCGCCAGCTTCGTGACTTCGTGATCATACGCACCACGCTCGACACGAGCTGCCTCAGCAAAGAGCGCTTCAGCAGTCATGCCGGTGGTTTCGATGCCCAGTTTGGAAAGCAGGCGTACCAGTTTCAGGTACATCAACGAGTGGACGTTGTCGTTGAGGAACGAAGTGCTCAGCTCAACGCCGTAGACTTGGTCGATGTATTCCTGGATGTTATCAAACTGCATTAGGTGTATTCCTTCAGTACGTCTTCGAGATCATGGGGATTTACAGAACCAACTTCGCCGTAGTTATCGACGTTAGTGCACACAAACAGATCGCCATCGCGCACATCATCCGCGTGCTCGACTTTGAGTTGATCGCCCTCATTCGCATAAGGAATATCATGTTGCTGGCCATTACGATCCAGGACCGTAATGAAGATATCACGCGCGGCGGTCAAGACCATTCCGGGTTCGACTTTCGACGCTGCGATTCCGCGGACTGCCATGGTTAGGATACGTGCGAGCATGAGTGGGCTCCTTAACTTTCACTCGCCAAGTTTGGTCGAGGATGGAATTAATACAAGGACGGTTCATTTATTTTGGCTCTCCTGTCACTAAGGAGTAATGTAGAGCTGTAATTTTTTACAACATAAAAGAGTCCCCGAAGGGACTCCGTTTAGTTGAACTGCAGCTTCAAGCCAACGATCGGTGATTCCCGATCAACATGAATGGTGCAGTAACCAGTTGTTGGGTCCAGCGTAAGGATAAAGCCCCAACGCAGTCCGCACAGTTTGGTTACATGACCGATTTCGATACGAGCCTTACCACGACTTACATAAGCTGGATCACCCAACTCAGTAGGCTTCATGCGGGAGATATCATGAACACACAGGTTATCCCCAGCATCGATATACGCGATCTGCTTAACCGCCAGCGTTACAGACTTGCCGTCGTTCTGACACAGTGCATACAGATCAATCGGATCTTTATCCGTGATCTTGACAAAACCGGTTTCAACAACTTCACCACTCGGCAGGATTACCCGCTGTGGCATGGATTGCGCGTGCTGTACAAACAGCTGCGCGTTGTTATTACGTTGCAATACTGGGAATTGCCCAGGATTCAATTTTTCAGACATGCGAGATTCCTTACGAACGTTGACGTCACTACGATACCCAGTGTCATTACAACACTTAGGAGGAACGTGATCTCGCTAATGGGCGGTTCACCAACTTTCCTCACTAAGCTTTGCTCCAACGGAGCGTAGCCACAGGCTTGGACAAATTGGTTTGTTCGAATCGAGTGATCCGTTCACCTACCAATTTGATCTGTACCCGGAAGAACAAAACGTCTTCAGAGTTTCGTAGGATTGGGCTCAGCTTCGCCACTTCCTCAGACTTGTGGTAACGTACCTCAGTGCCTGTGATCGTGATATAGAAGTCATTCAGCCCAGCGTGTAGCTTCTTACTCCCATCAGGAGAAACAAGCTTAGAACGCTCTACAACGCGCTGGTTACCGTACATCGTGGTAACGTCTACGCTGTCAAAGTTCATTTCCATTACTGGCTTTCGTGCCCAACTGAGCAACCACCAAACACCAGCCACCATGCCCAGAAAAATCAGGGCCAAATTTCCTGCACTTACATCTACTAACATCTTGCCCCCACAAATGGCTTAGTTGCTTTTATCATGCCAGCCACGGAATGACGCTTAGGGATATCTAGTTCAGATATCTCTTCCCCCGTATAAATAGAACGCACACTGGTAAGGGAACCGTCAGGATCAACATTGAACTCGACGGCCCCGGAAGGATGAATACCCAATGAACGCCAAGAGACCAAATCGGTTTCAATAATGAAATGCCGCAACTTACCCAAAAACTCAGTAACCCACACATTGTCTTGTTTGATCAGCTTGACGTCCATTTTAGTTATCCTTGTTTAGCCATGGCTTCCCGCAAAAGATCACCCATGGTCGAGGTGGGTTTCTTTTTGATGCGTTCACCGAAACCGTGTTCTTTTGCTAATCGTTCGATCATATCGAGGTTTTCGATGATCTTATCGATCTGCAAACCAGCGCTCAATACTCGGGCCTGTGCATACTGTCCAGCCTCGGCCTTGATCAGAATGTCATGAGCTTGCATGTACTCGGCGCGACGTTCTGCCAGTTGTTTGCTATCGAACCCAGCGTAAGGACGGAAGCGGATATGCATGAACCCGACTTCCATACCTGCGAAAGCTTCACTTACAGCGATTTGTTTTTCTTTCGGTACATGAAACCCGAAGGATTGGAACAACGCAATCGGAGACCGAACTTCGGTCTTTGCTGGTGCAACGTAATTCGAGAGATCCATTATACTTCCTTAGGTACAAATGCTTCGTAGTGTTTCATGGCATAAAGCATCGGAGTAACTTTACGCTTGGAATTATGATGCACGTATGGCTGGTTACGCAGATCACGGTTAATCCGAAACCATTCAATCGCTTGCTCTTGAATCTTTTGCACCGAGTCACCCAAGAACAACACATGGGCTGGCTCGTATTTGAAAGTCCCATCATGCCAACGACTAGCATGCACGCAAACCCGAACTTCAAAGATACCGAACCCAGCAAAACCATTATACTGACAATTCTGCCAGATCAGGTCTTCAGGCTTGACTACCAACAGATCACTGTGACAGTATTTAACCGAAAGGATGAGTTGCTCAATCGTGGTGTCTTTGGAGATGTCGTAGAATTTGTAGGACTGGTTTGTAGTACATTGCCGAATATCAGTACACTCAAGCATGTTCACACTCGAACTGTTGACTGATAGAGGCACGCATTGCAGCGATGTCTTCAGCAGTGATGAGATTGAATGCCACCAGCTGCACAGAGTGATGGTAGGTTTTATCCCCATCAATCAATGTGAAGTGAACAATTGCGCTACCTTCGTATTTGTCGATAGCTGTACAGCGCCAGTCGAAGTTAAGGAAAGAGAACAGCACGCGATGTGCGCGTTCCAGTTCTTCATCAACCATGTTTGCCAACAGATAGTCGATCTCACCAAGGACTTCATCACGGTCGAAATCACCATCACGTCCTACGGTCACATGCCCCACGTCAGCAGAGATTGGCATCCCCAGTTGGTCATAAGCTGCCATGGTGGCGCTCCAGGTTTGCAAGAAGGTACGTGCAGCATGCAGTTCCGATTTAGTGGGTTGTTTAGGACCCAGCTTACGGAATGGAGCACATGGATTACCAGCTTCGGTGATACCATGATAACCTATAACATCACGACCAGCAATCAAGGCGATACCAGCATTACGTTGAACAAAATTCTGCACGAACGTTTCAGCTTCTTTTTGATTCTTGAAGATAGCGCAACGAGAGTCCAACGTGAACAAACGCTTGGAGTGTTCGTATTCATCCCAGAACGGCATATGCATGCCGAGCGAACCATGTTCGTTCAGATAGGTACGCTGTGAATGCTGACCACGAATTTGGGTTTCAATGTAAACTACACATTTAGTCATCTTAAATGGACCTATTGTTTTCTTTGTCAAAGAGACGGTTAACAGCGAAGAAGAACTGTACGTTAAACCGATAAGGCCAACCAAACGGTTTAGGGTCTGGTGGATTAGCTTCATCATGGATTAAACGCACAGAGTTATTTACAACTTTGATGCGGCGGTCAGGCATGTAGACTTGTGGCCCATAAGTAGGACACGTATCATACTCGCCATCGGGTAATTCGGTTATAGGCATACGTCATTCTACCCCCGCTATTGTGTAAATGATAGGGGTGGACAGATACAGCAGAAACAACACGGCGACCGTATAAGTAAACCACTTGTAGAGCTGACGATCAATCTTTCCATTCCCTGCCAATAAAGCTACGGAACTGGAAAGCCATACCCACAAGACACCACCCATGAGAAAAGTAAGTGCCCACATCATGCCTTTGAACATGTTAGTACCCGAACTTCTCATTTACGAATGGAACTTTGAACAACTGGAGCAGATCCATGACTTTGTACTTCTCTTCGTCATTGGTCGGCATGAAACGCAGCTCATCGCCCGGTAACCAGATGTAAGGAACCTGTGTTTCGTCTTCGATCATTTCAACCAGATCGAGGATACCTTTCTCAGCCCACTCATAAGGATCGAGTTTGATGTCGGTACGACGCCACACCAACAAATCTTTGTGGTGTTCGATCATCTCGATCACGTACAGTGCATCAGCGCCATCTTTAGGAATATAGGTCATGAGACCTTCATCCCGACGATCTGGTTGGTACCAGCCTTCCATGAAGTTGTGGATACCATCAGCAGCTTCCACAGCCTTAGTGCTCAATGGGTCAAACTTGACTGTGATCTCCAGTGGCTTACCGTCGTTATCCAACAAGTTAAGCCGACGCTTCAACAGGGTACGGAACTCAGTCCAATCAGAGCCCCAGAACTCGATGAACACCCATTCACCATCAGGTGCATCGAAACCACCCTGGAAGAAGGCATTGCATTTCTGCCGTGCCTTGTAGTATTCGCAGGTGTAGTACTGGGAACGCATGAAGCGAGAAAAGATCTGGTGCACAGATTCGGTAACGTGCTTACCGTAAATGTTGATACCTGGACCTTTACCGGGTTGTGGCTTTACTGGAATCTTGATCATTACGCAATCCTTACGTGTGGTTCGTTAGCCCGAGGTTTGTGATCTACACGAGCGATTTCTTTTACATCTTGCTCATGGAGATTAGTAGCCCGGTAGAACGAGTCGAGCGCTGCTTCCAGCGACATCGAATTCTTAGCGGTCCACTGAGTGCCATTGAAGGCAGTAACTTGCCAGATCATGCGGCTTCCTTAAAGAGGTAGGTGCGTTGAGAAGTTGCTGTTTGAATCAAACCGTTGTTGTCATCCTGTCGACGGATGAATATTCGGACAGGCTGATCGAAATCTTTGTCTACCTTGAGTAGCTTTCGCATTGCAGCTGGCGATAGCTCCATCATGCTTGCCAGGAAACCACGGGCTTCCTTGTACGTGTCAATAACCAACGCATTACGTTCCTGGGAACACAGCCCTGCTTTCACCACGGGTTTAAACAGCGTGCTCTCAGGTTGCTTTTCAGCGGTAATGAAAAGCTTGGAATCACCTTTGCGTACTTCAAAAATATACTTCGACATCATTTCATCTCCACGGAATGCAGTGTATACCATGACTTGAAGAAACCGAAATAGGTACGTTCTTCTAGAAGTTCTACTATGATGGGTCCTTTCTTCCAGTTATGGACTGTTTCCATCTTTAGGATGGAACCATCTTCATAGAAACTGTAGACCCCCTTCGCATCTGCATATGAATCATACTTGGCCGCAAAGCGTAGATATTCGTTCATTCCCCACACACTACCGGGCTCACGTATACCTACCTTACCATTGGCATCGGCAAAGCATTGATACTCATGTTTCCACCGGACTTCAAGTCCTTTGAAGTACTTGTAGCGAAAGCGAATAACATAACGGCCACCCAGCCCACGAGTAGACGAATTGTTATATCGGCAGTCTTGCCAGTAACCGACAATACCAATCGATCCCAACAGTGCAGAAAGTCCCAGTGCACCGATAGCAAACCAACCATAGATACCAATTTCCATCGTACTTCCTTAGTTTCACACAAAAAGAAAATGGGCCCCGAAGGGCCCATCTTTTAAGGCTGGGCGTCCACCACTAGCTTCCGGAAACCAACGGAGGCTTTGTGATGAACGGCATCGGCCTTAAAGATGATTTTGATGAAGCGTTGCAGCGCAAACTGCTTAAGCTCGGTGTCCGGGGTGTAGATGAGGTTTTCGAAACCAACACCTACCCAAACAACCAGAAACTTTACGTGATCTTCTTTAACATCCATACGGATGCTGGTAACCTTACGATCTGGATTTACAACAAACAGATCGAAAAGTGGAGATTCGGGGCCAAGGTGCTCATGGTACTGGCGCAGCGTTTCAGTCAGTGCATCATTGTGTTTTGCAACGTGCTTCGGGAGAGCTGCAGCAATTTGTTCTTTAGTAGGCATATCGTGTTGCTCCATAGTTTTCTTAATCCACGAAAGTAATATAGGCTTTTAAAATGTTTAAATCAAGTCTTTTCTTCAAAAAAAAAATACGGCATAAAGCTTCCCCGAAGGGAAGCAGTATGATTAAGCAGTAACGGTAACAGTCTTGGTGACGCTGTACTTGCCAGCTTCAGCAATGGTGATAACCGAGGTACCGGCTTCAACACCAGTAACCAGACCAGTCGAATTAACGGTGGCCTTAGCGGTGCTACCAGAAGTGAAGGTCGGCGATGCGGTGTATGGCTGGCCGTTCTTGGTGACGGTTACAACCAGTTGTACGGTAGCGCCAACAGCAGCGCTAGGCGAGGCTGGAGTTACAGTAGCAACGTAGACGTCAGGTACGACTGGAGCAGCTTTGTCAGCGAAAGAAACAACTACACGAGTAGCTTCTTGGGTGACAACTACTTGTTCCCAGCCAGCAGCTTCAACAGCTTCTTTCAAAGCGGCTTGAGCAGCAACGGTCAGAACAGTCTTATCGACAATCACTTTCAGGTTGTGAGTTTCGATTTCATCGTTGCCGAGGTAATCGATAACACGTTGGGTAGTCAGGTGCGCATTGATCGCTTCTTCGAGTGGAGCATTGTCCAGTTCGATACGTTGTGCAACAGCAGCAGCTTGAGTTAGAATAGCCATAGTGGGCTCCTTTGTGATCTCAGAGGAATCTACATAGGTAGATACATAAGATCACACACCCTCAGCTATTAATGTAACTTGCCCACATGTCGGCAATAGGAACGATGTCTGGTTCATCACCAGACAGATCAACGTTCAGCATGCGCTCACGACCATCGGTCATTACTACCGAGCAGTTATCGATACTGACCAACGTAGCTTCTACGCCAGCGTCCATACCCATTCGGTAAGCTTGGGACATGGTAGCCCCTTTAGCAAACGCCGGAATGTTACGGTCATTTACTTGAGTTTGGATTTCAGAGAAGAAAGCTACACGAGCAACACGTGAGCTTTCAACCATCTTCCGTTCCAGGTCTTTAAGAACAGCATGCGCGTGTTCGAGTTCTTGCCGTGTTACGGCTGGTGCATTAATCGTGTCGCTCACAAGCGGAGTCCTCGATGATTGGTTCGATTTCGGTGATAGAGATTTTCTTGAACTTCTCGGTAATAGCCAATTGACCACCAACGAGTTGTTCGATTTCTACACCGAAGTCATAAGCACATTGTTCTTTATCACGGATATTCCAAGCGTGCTGGTCAGCTGCACCGAAAGCACCCAGACGACCAGACTCGTCATACTCAAGGAACAGCGGTTGTTCCAACATGGCAATAGCATCAACACCATGTCGTTTGAAACGGAACCCGGTGAACCATGTTCTTTTGGGCGTGTGTACGACTTCAGGGAAATCGTTATCAACCCATTCTTTCAATCCGCCACCTTGGATGTTGATGAGATACACCCAGGTGTAGTATGCCACAAGTGCAACAATGACGATACATACGGCAGTAACGGTGACGGTAGGCGAAGGCAGCGTAAACATTTCGGATTCCTGTTAGGTCATTTTGGTGTAGAGGACAAAAGAGATGTAAAGCAAGCCTACCGCTGCGAGCCCGATAGGTGCACGATAAGCATAGACAAACGAGAGCAGTTTTTGTTTCATTGCAAAGTTCCTGGTTGTGGTACATACCAGAAAGCAGTGCGTATTTATTAATCGAAAAACAACCCAACGTATTCGTAAAACTTGCTGGTCATTGGTGCAAAGTTCTCATGCTCTTTAGGCACACGCACAATGTCGATGTAATCCATCACTTGTGCAGCCCCTTCAACCCTTAGGCGATCTGCACCAGCTTCACCATCGGACTGGGCAGACATGTGTTTGGCTAAGCCTTCTAAGAAAGCTTCCTGATCGTTGATGACAATCATGGGTTGTTTGACAGTGCTCATGTTACTCTCGCTCCGAACGTTCTTTAATAACGGTATCCCGATACACCCGTGGGTCTTCCATTGCTTTAGAATACACGAATTCGTGCCACCCTTCATAAATAGCTTGCGGTAGATGGCCAGCTTCAGCCATCGTACGGAAACCTAGGGTAATACCGTGGAGTATCCCATGTCGTTGACCATTGTAATAGCCAAGCATGATAGGACATGGATCTTGATGGTTCTCTGCGTACGACTTACCCTGAGACTCTACGATCATGTCATGGAATAGTTCTCTGTAATCTGTCACACTGCGGTTTCCTCAGGGTTAGCGTAGAATATATCAACGTGCTTTTGGAACTCTTCTGAGATCATACTTGTGTTAGATTCACCAGACGAGATGGTGAGCTCAAAGTAATCCAGAGCAAGCTTAGTCCCTAGGTGAACAGACCTAAGCTCAGATTCATCCACATGGGGGAGTGCATCATGAATGTATGCCACCAAACCAGAAAAGAATTTATCATTATTACCAAACATAAGAAACCTCGAAAAAAGAAACGGCAGAAAGCCTCCCCGAAGGGAGGCATCTGTATTACTTGCCGAACATGCGGTTAGACATGCCCGAGGTACCGATAGCTTCGTATGGCACGAAGATAGCAGCGTTGTTCTTAGCCATTTCGCCTTGAACTTCCAGGGCTTTGTATTGCAGCAGGCGATCACTCAGGCCATCAGCAGTGATGGCGTTGGAGTCACGCAGGGTCTTGGCTTTAGTTAGCTCGATATCGCGATCCAGTTGGGCCAGCGCCAGAGCGTTGGTACGCTTGGCAGTTTCGATGGCTTGCTGGTTGGTTTCGGTTTCGATAGCCAGCTTACGCTCGGATTGTTTCTCGATGGCATCGGTAATAACTTTAGGGTATTGCAGGTTACCCAGAGTTACGTTGGAAACTTCCAGAGGAGAAGAGGCCATTGCTTTAACCAGACGATCGCCGAGGTCTTTGGTGATGTTGTCGAAGTTGGCAGCTACGTCTTCGGTTTTGTACTTGCCTACAACCGAACGGGAAACCGACTGCACTACGTCCAGACCGTAGACACCGTAGACTTGCTGCAGAGTAACGCGTTTGTCTTTGACCTGGATGTCGTTGAACATCTGGTTAAGAATTTTCTCGTTACCACCGATACGAGTACGGAACTTGACGTCGAAAGTCAGGTCCAGTTTGTCTTCCATCTTCACGGTGATGGTTTCGGCAACGGTGCGAGTACCGGTTTCCAGCAAGACCAGTTCATCACGGCCCCACAGAGTTTCTTTACCTGGTTCCAGGATCTCTGGGTTGTAGCCTGAGGTGGTCAGGACCTTACCTTTGTAAGCAGGTGGGATGACTTCGAACGAGCAGCCTTGCAGTGCAACGACAGCAACCATGGCGAGTGCAGCAGATTTGATAACAGACAGCAGTTTCATGCAGCTATTCCTTTTGAATTTGAGAGGTGCAGCAGACAGCCCGACTTATCGGGCTATCGAATTATTTGTCGAGATTGCCAGCGTCAATTTCTTTACGCAGTTCAGCAGCAGCTTTCTTTGTCGACTCAGGAGAAGCGGATTCAGGACGAACCACTTCACGCTTTTCGGTCAGTGTACCAACCTGATCGAAGCGAGCACGATCGCCTTGGACTTGATGGACGCCGACGTTGATGAAGCTACCAGTCCAAAGCACGAGGACTGCGATGCTCAGCAGCCAACGCCATTTGGCGGTAATACCAGCGACCAGTTCGGCTTTCGAACGGATCAGCCAGATACCCAGGGTGACGATCAAGGCAATGCCCATGACCGCACCGATAACACTACCTTGCCAGTAAACAGGGAAGTCCATCATTGTTCCTTACGAGTTAACGGTCTCAGCCCAGGAAGCATTCAGCGATTCGCTCAGACCTTGAACAGTGGAGATGCCACCCGATGCAAAGGCTTCTTCCAGAACGACAACGGTGCCGGTGATGGCGGTGTTGACAGCCAGGGTCTTGTCTTCAACAGCCAGTGCTTCGGTGCGCATGACGTTGATTGCGGCAACTACAGCAGCGTTGTTTTCGGTGGTGGTGTTGCCAGCTTGAGTATCGGACATTACAGAGTTCCTTGTTTGAGTGTTCCAGAGGTTTAGATGTAAACCCCAGAGTTCGGTATGGCCACAGTCGACCATTCTGACTTGATTGTTGATGGTGCACGCTGTGTCTGTGATCGCATCTTGTAACGCGGCACTGATCACTGCATGGTATTGCATTGGCAAGTGATTTTTTGCACGAGCCAATACATCGTCACGAACATCACGAAGTTGTGGGCGTAGATACTCCAGTGCAAATGACGGAGTTTCATACGCTGTCCATGACATGTCGTCATCTGTAGACGGGTGAGGGATACCTAGGGCATGTAGTTCTGAAGCTGTCTCGTATGTGAGACTACTCTGATCGTACTTATCCTCCCACTCGTCTTGTGTAGGTAGGGGATCAAGAACCAAAGAAATCCTCCAGTGCCTGTTCTTCTTCTGCCGTGGAAATCGCTTTCATCGATTCCAATACGCGCGATTGGAAATCAGGTTCGAGGATACCAGCAGCAGTAAGGGCGTTCAGAGCTCCCTCAAGCCCCGGAGCGTGGCGTTCGAAGTCTTCGCCATGTTGGTCACGGGCCCAGTTGATGAACTGCTGTGCAGCGATATCTACAGCTTCATCAGTGATCTGGCTCATGAGTTGACTTCTTCGATGAAACGATCGGCTGCCCCCATGAACTCAGTAGCGCAACCTTCAGCCGATACTTCCAGGCAGAAAGCATTTTCATACACACGCGCCGTTTCAGCAATGGCGTGGACAATGCCTTGTTCTTGCGGCAATGCGCTGGCTTCGATACGAATACCTACCAACGAATCCAGGATTTCTTTTTGCTTTGCATCGTTAGCATCTGCAACCGAAGCAGCTACCGCGTCAATGTTTTCTTGTGTGAGGGCCATCTCAGTTCTCTACGAGTTAATGGTTTCGATGTACGCTTCGACTAGTTCATCTTCATCGAAGAATGGGGTGCTACCCAGGTTGTAACCAGCTGGGCAAATTTGTGCTGCACTATCGATGACACGCAACGTACCGATAGTTGTGTTTTGAATCGCTTGCTGCACTGCTACGGATTGATCAATAGTAAAACCGAGGTCTTGGCTATCGAGTTCATCCTGAACAGTTTTGTTCATTTCCAACAGACCAGTGAGAATGTGATCTCGTGCCGCAGTCATGCTGTTGAAGGGTTTGCTCATACGTGTACATCCACGAGGTATTCTGGGTTAGGTTTCAATACCAGTTTGTCAGCTCCTTCTTGGGGCTCTGGACTAGTGGTTTTTGCCTCTTCGCGTTTATGTCGAATCAACAATGCGCCACCAGCCACAGAAGCCAAAACTTCTTCAAACGACAGGTTTTCTGGGAAAGGTTCTTTTGCCATTTCTTAGTCCTCCATGGAATTAGATAACCTGCGTAAAAAGTTTCTTACGAAGCCAGGTGGGCTATGCCTTTATCACTAGGCCAACCTTCGAGATTGTAGGCGGTATGCTCGATGATCGCATCACCGATTTGAGCCGGTGGAGGGATGATACCCGCCAGCGAGTTCTGATCAGAAGCCAAGGCTACTGCACGACGCGCTTCAGCATCTGGTACGAACAGATACTGGTAGTATTCGCCACGATCCGAATACGCCCAGATTTCCATACCCTGTTGTTGCATGACTTCCGCAAATTTCTTCACGGTTTCATTGTCATCCTTACGGAACGAACATACCACATCACCCGGACGGAAGATATCCACAGCGGCGAGATCAAACACGGCATCCATCCTCTTGGTTATATTCGTCAATTTGAGCCCAGTATTCCTCGTAGCGTTCTACGGTCGGAAGGGCGTATTCAATAGCTGTACCCAGATCACGACTAGGGGCATCGTAGAATTCGATAGCGATGAAGCCAAGAGAACGGAGTTCTTGGATGATCTTCTTACCAGCCAGCGATTCACTGCGGATGTCTACTGGGTGGTGAATAATGAATACCAGACCGTTGTGGGTAACACGAGCGGGACCTGGGATTGGTTTCTCGTAGTGCTTTTCCATCACGGCATCGATAACAGCTTTAGCGATGCTTTCCTGGATTTCTACGACATGCTTGTCAGCATCTTGGTACATATGGCACATTACTTTGGATCGCTCTTCAGGACAGTAAGGGACATACGGGTGAACCCGTCTTCGAAAGCATTGTAGTCATTGAAATGCACAATGCTGAATTCTTTATCTGCAAGCTTGTCACGCACAGCATGCTGCACGTATTCAGAAACATGGAATGGCAATTCAATATACCACTTCCATGCGTTCTGGTTATCTTGAACGTTCAGGAAAGGGTCGTAACCCTGATCGCCGCAGAATACAGCAACGACGAGTTCCAGGATTTGTTTCACTTCATGAGCGGTACCACGTTCGATGAGTTCATTCCGATTAGGAATGTTACTCAACAACTGTTCAATGACATTTGCCAACTTTCATTCGCCTCAATATCTCGATGATCTGCCCATCGAATTGATTAGTTTCAATTGCGTCTGTAATACATACCAGACCTGGTTCCATTTGTTGCACATGCCACTTGATTGCTGCATTTAAAACGATTAACGCCATAATCGGAGAACTGTTGTTACACAATTCTCCAAGTACGTGAAAATTCTGATCCGGTGTTAGCGGTTCCAACCACTGTCGGTACGCTGGTATTGCGGCTTGCCCATAGCCTCGCCCAACCGCGTCACAGGCTTGGGTGGAGGTGCAAACGAAAGTACTCGACGGTTTGCTGCATGTTGAGTTTGATCGTCTGCCAGTTGCTGCGAATGCTGATACATGTTGCGTGTCCCCGTTGCGGTCTATTAGTTCAAGAGTAGGGCGAACATAGAGACGGATGACCCCATCAGGATCAAGTTGCCATTCTCCACGAACAATAGCCAACCGTGCATAAGCCATTGCTGCTCCTATATCAAATACACGCAAGTAGTTTACTACAAGCTTTTGCCTTGCTCCTATAACAGATGCATCACGAGAGTAATATAGATTTGAGATTTTTTGGAGTCAAAAAAAAAATAGCATAGAAGCCTCCCCGAAGGGAGGCATTCTATTTAGCGCTTAGGAACTTCGTATAACGAGTTCTCCGATGTAGCGCACAGTTGTTTCATTCGCACGCCAAACAATTGCATCTGGTTATAGCGTGGAAGGATCTTCTTCAGGTCCTTTACTTCTTTGGAATCATATTTAGCCAACGTGGTGGGGATAGCTGACCGAACCATGTACGTAGCCAAATACAGATCTGGTTCATCCGTACTACGTTCGAGTTCGCCGTCAAACCATGCTGTAGCTTGATTGTCCCCGAGAGCCTTTTGTAAGACCACTGCAGACTGTGACAACGTTTCCACGTAGTTACAAGCCTTAGGAGTGATACGTAGGAACTCGGTTTCTTCTGCGTGTGCAGGCCAACATGCAATACCGGCAAACACCAGTGACATGTATATCAGCATCACACGGAAAGCACCAGCGGTCATTCGCTGATACCATCGATCTTCAGTGGATCCATGGTTTCATCTGGCATAACTCGATTGTCCAGGTTATAGCACACAGCTTGGACGTCGTAATGTTTGGCTTGCATCTCACGATGCTTGAGCATTACGTACTGTTCCTTCTTATCGAAGTCTGGCGGCAATACGGTCAGTTCCAGCTTGTAGCCTTGCTGGATCAAACGGGTAGCCAGTTCACGAGGACCGTTGTACGGATCGATTGGCTTTTCGATGCCATCGATCTCAGCATCATAGCGGAGCATCGATTCGTAGTGGCGACGTACAATGTCCTCGCCACGAGCGTTGTCAACAATGATCCACAACACCGCGTGGTCATGGCCCATGGCTGGAGTTGCAACGGTGTTCAGTGACTTGCGGAAAAGATCTTCAGCGGATACATAGCGATCGCCGAAGTTATCACGCAGTGCACGAATCAGGGAGAGTTCCATAGCTTATTTCCTTACTACCATAAATTCTTGGTTTACAGAGTCCAGACAATTGTTCATGGACTTCTGGCGGATGACACCTTCTTTATACGCTTTGCTCAAGGCAACACGTAGATTTGAAACATTCAGCTTTGTCCACAAAACCCCGAGGTATCCTTGTGGTTCTACATTTACATCCGGTGTAACAGAATCCAACCACGACATGATTTCGATGTTCGATTTACCATCCTGAATCAGATGGATGGTATCACGTGCGTATTGATCAGCGACTTGACAACTGGTTGCCGTAAGTGCTACCTTATTATCCTGCATAGCCATGACGGGATGACACGTAGTCATCCCCAACATAGCGACAGTACCCAACAGCAACTTGAGAAATCGCATCAGTCTCTCCAGAAATGATTCTTCGGATCGAACAGCCAACCTGTGAAACTTTCGGCGTGTAGATCTTTACCTTCAGGAGTTGTGAAGGCTGGAGTTTCAATGGTAAGCTTCACCATGTCCACTTCATTAACCGGACCGATCTTCAGAAGTTCCATGTGGCGCTTCAGAGGGATCTTTTTATCAGGTAGAGAATCTGCGATCCATGTCCACCCATCGGCAACTGAGTGGATCGAATAACCACGGCGCACACGATCATTGATCGGGCGCTTATCGTTGAAATCGCTATGGCGTTTCCATACGAAACCATCTACCGACGTGTTGTCAGTAGACTGAGCAAAGTCTAGACGATACGCCATAGACTTCTGCCATGCTTCCAATACAGCCGTAGTCATTTTGTAACGTTTGAGTTGCCCACCCGTCAGAATACCGGTGAGCATTTTCATACACTGTGTATCAAGGTGATCCATGTACTGCCCCGAAATAAGTAATAATCGAAACTGCTGTGAATGCACACCACGTGAAACAGGTGTATCCACAGGCAAAGTAATATTGGTCGAACTTACGCCGCCAACGTTCCCGGTAATCCTCACCGTGATAACTAGGCTTGTAGTTCAGAGAGAACCGCGCGTGTTCACGATAGAGCCGAACTGTTCGCGCCAGCGTCCATGCAGCTAGGATCGCCAGCGGAATCAGTAGCACCATCATTTCAGAAGTGCTATACCGAAGCATTAGTTAGCCGTCGCCAGTGGTGCATTATTACGGAAGTTCTGGAAAGAGTTTGCAGCTACGTCGCCTTCCAGACGGGAGTAACCTTTGCCAGCTGGTTGATCTGGTACGACTTCACCATCAACGGTCAAGCGTCCCAGTACACCACCTACCGCCTTAGCAATATACACCGCCAGCTTAAGGTAGTCGATGCGTTGTTGGTTGGAGATGTTCTCTTCAACCATGATTTCACTTACACCCATTGCTGCTTGGGTGTACATGACTTTCTCACTGGTGCCGCTACGTTTGTTCCGCACAGTAACGTGCAGTTCATAACGCTTGCCTTCACGTGGAATCTTTTCGAAGATCACATCGGTATCAACCGTCACGTTCACGACACGGGCAGACGGATCTTTGTCGAACATATCCATGAACCCAGCCATGACGAAGTTCACGATTGGAACTTCCAGCATTTGCATACCGATACGTTTTTCGAAAGTGTTGGTCATCATTTCTTACTATTTCCTAAGTCTAGTTATTGTGCAGCTGGCAGACGCATTTTAGCCAAAGCGGTTTCGCGTTCTTTCCCCGTAACACGAGTGCAGTAACGGCATTTCTTGCGAAGCGAATAAACGTAAGGCGATTTGCTATCAGCCTGACATTTATATACAGCGAGTTCTTCTGGTTCTTCTACAACAGGTGCGACAGCAGCAGGGTTCATACGGAGTCCTTAGAGGTTGTTGCAGACACGCATATCAGAGATTTCTTGCATCGAACGGCGTTCACCATTCCAGTGATAGCCACAACGTGCGCTGGTGAATACACGATGCAGGTTAGTAGCGATCTCCAAAGCCGTATGGCTAGGCGATTCAACTTCCAGTCCCTTCACTTGGAAATGGAAGTCTAGACGAACGTGTACCTTGTACCACGAATTTGCATCGTGATCACGACGAATAATACGGAAGACGTAACCATCAACCTCTGGATTGAACTCATCGAATTCAATCGTTACATGATCTTCACCTGCCTGATGACACCGGCGATAGATCGGGCGTCCTTCTTTAGCAAACACATGGAATGCCGTGAAGTAACCGAGTTCTAGCACATGGTCCAACAAACCACGAATCATGTGCACAGCGAAGTCTTTCGAAGTGTTCGGTTCGTTGGGTTCAATAAAGCTCATGTTAATCCTTTTTGTAATGGGTCAGCATTTCCGCAGCTACGAAGTCACCGAAGATTTCAGGCAGGATGCACAGGTCACTGAACTGTGGACCACTCAAACTGTTAACCCCTTCAGCTTCCAGATAGATAGCTGGGAAGTAACAGTTCTTGCATTGGTTGGAACCCAACACATCGATAGAGAACCGATAATGTTCTTCCCCAGGTTCACTGTGCCAAATCTCAACTTCCAGCGAATGACGGATCTGTAGGCCGATGCCTTTAGTAGCACTAACACGCACGTTCCAGCCATCGTTTACTACGGCAACTGGAACTTCATTGATCTGTTCTGCGTTCATGAAACCCAGACGAGCGGCCAATGCGATCAGCTGATCTTTAACCAGAATGAAACGGGCTTCACGCCAAGACTTGATGTTCATTACTTGCCTTCCATTTCTTGCAGTTGACGCTGAATGTCATCCAGCTGTTCTTTTTCGTAGTTATCGTTGTGCTGCTTAGCGAGAATCCGTTTCTCTTCTTGGTTCGGGCTTACCACTTCATTGACTTTGAAGTTGAATACCCGGTTATCACAGAACCCTTTCTTTTTTGGGTAATCTTTTTCTAGTCCTAGTGATTCAGCCAGATAATCGGCATCCCAGTCTTTCGGGTGCTCGGAAGAAATTGCTGGGTCGTCAATGTCAAGGGACATAGCGCGTTCCCAACAATAGCTTACACCTTGACGAGAATGAACCAGTGTATCGCTAGGATCAACCCAGTAGATATAGTCACAGGCGTCGAATTCTTCGTAACAGGTACGTGCCAGAATTTCACCTTCACGCATGTCAATCCATGGATAGATCTCATGCAGGAAGAATGCAAGTTTGTTATTATCATGTTTCCAGCAACCATTTACTTTAAGGCGCCAGTAATCACCAAACTGTTGGTCGCCTTCGACATAACGGAGACCACCACCTTTCCAGTTTTTGAAGTACTCAGGACCAGCAGTGAACATCGAGTTCATGTCTTTCAGGTCGCCTTCGCCTTGAGTGTGCTTGGCCAACCATACAACGATTTGTGGGGGCAGACTTTTCTTCAACCGAAGATCAATCTGAACACCAGTATACATACCCATATTAGTTCCTTAATGTTGCAGCAATGTTTTCAAGTTGATTTGCTGTGTTTGAATACAGTGTATCGTAGAACTGATCCACGGTCAACACTTTCCGGCTGATGACATCTTCAGGACGAAATCGAATTTGATTACGACCCTTCGTCAATTCAGACACTTCAACTTCCACGATGTGTCCTTGTTTTTCGTAGATGTCTTCTGGGTTGATATCATCCATCCAGCGGATCAATTGATCTGGATTAGCGAAACCGTATTGCTCGGTAGGGGCAAGCATGCCATCACACAAACCGTCTGCCGATGGGGCTGGACGAACAGGACAGTTATCTTGCGTCATCCCCAACCGCTTGGCTAGAGACCACTGGAACTCACCAACCCGATACAAGCCTTCGCCATCGGTGTCTTCAATCCTTAGGATTTTGTGGGTCATCATTCCACTCCTGCTGTTCCATTTCCAAGGCTTCCATGTACTGCTGCTTTTCGTACTTCACTTCAGCGCTGTGAACCATACCACTCGTAAAGAACCACAATTGCAAGCAGAAGCACAAGAGATGCACAGTGCCGTTAAAGAGATCAACTTTAGTCAGCACTTCCTTTGGCTGCAGCATAGCGAGCCCGATTGCTGCCCACAACATGAAGCCTACTGACCAGTACATCCAAACCGAGATACCTGACAACATTTTCTTTCCCCAAAAGAGAAGGGCCTCCGAAGAGGCCCAACTTGTTACGCTACAGTGCGGAGGCGTTCAATTGCTTCGCGTTGAAGAGCAGCACGCTCTTTGTCCGAGAGGCTGAACACCGCCAGCGTTTCTGCTACAGCAATCCCCACCGGTTTATGGGTTTCACGGCCTTCTGCGACAGCAGCTCGCAGAACATCGTGAAGGTAACCACAGCGCAGCTGGGTGGAAATGTGCAGCAGGTCTTCATAACGCATTTGTTGCTTCCTTAATGTGTGTTTTTAGTTTGCTTCTTTGCAGCTACCTAGTATCGCTACCAGGTGTTTGTATAATAGCTAAACCCGATGCAGGCGTCAAGCTATTTCTACAAAAATCTTTTTACAGCGTAATCTGGGCACAGCTGGATTCACGGCGGACCATATCGTTGCCATACTTGTCAACCGAAATCTTTACTTCCCCTGAGGCCGTTGGTACACCCATGTGGAAATTACTTTCCAGCCGACGACATACCGCCATTGCATTGCTGCCTTGCAACACAACAGTTTCTTTTTCAACGACAGGTGGTCGAGAGCTTGAGTTGCCGATACCTACCATCACAGTCATGAAAACTACAGCGATTGACGATGCCATCTTTTAAATCCTTTTGATGTGTGAATACACCGTAGTAATATAGGCTTGTAAAACGTTTAAATAAAAATTGGCATAAGGCTACCCCGAAGGGTAGCCGTTATGTCATTCGATGGCGTAGAACGCCGATACTTCATGGCGCAACATTTGGAGTTCCTGTGCACGCTCGATACGGTGGCACAGAACTTTGTTCATCTTGGTGGATGGTTGGAAACGCATTGGTCTTGGCGACCACAGATCTTTCCAACCACTTTTGCTACGCCTGCTGTACGATTTTGCCATGGTCTTCCCTCCGAACGGGTTACGGTAATAAGACCCGGACGGAGTTGGTTATAAGTTGGCATTATGGTTCCTTAGATATCAGGACGTTCGTCTTGTTTCATACCCATTCCTCTTCCTGAGTAACCAGATCATCGTGTTCGTCGAACAGATCCCAATCGATTTCACGCATGTTACAGGCCCTCGTATTCTTCTGACCATTCTTTGGTCAAACGCCCGCCAGCCAAACGACGGCGGAGTTGATGTTTCTCGCACATACCTTGTTTCTCCAACTGCAGGTTAAAGCGGAATTGCTTTGCAACCCGATCCCAACCACGGCAAGTACGGCAGCTGCAGTTCATAGCCTTACGCTTACGGAACCCTGGTTGCTTATTAGCAGCCAACCATTCCGTACCGTTATACAACAAATAGATAGCGGTCTGATTACGGGTTACACGGAAGTCATGGTAACGATTAAGGGCACGGGTTTGCTTATCTGCGGACATAGCGAATTCTCTCACTGCGACGCCCGCCTCGGAGATGAGACGGGCTATCGTGTGATTAAATTAACCATACTTATTCCCCTTTGTTTAGTCGACGTGATTGTTCAAGCTGTTTCATAAGGAGATCACGAATGAATTCCTTACGTTCGGCTCTAGTCATACCATTCGGTATTTGAGTAGATCCTACTTGGTCCTGTAATCGAACGATCTCTAGGATCTCAGGCCTTACGATTTCAGGAGGGCTTGATTCCATGGGATTCTTCCTTCAAGCATCTGCTCACGTTCGGTGAGTTCATCAGCGGGTTTGCGGCCCTCTGCATCACGCCAATCGGTGTCAAGCTGTTTCATGTGCTTGTCGAGTTCTTTAGTTTTACCATCTGCTTTCAGTTGTGCAGCGGTGGTGTTAGCAGCTACACGTGTACCATCACGATAACGAAATGCTTTTGGATCAGCCATCTACTTCACCCTTCTTACCAAAGATACCTTCGTACCACTGAGGGACTTGTTTCTGCCACGCATGATCGAGTTCATACGGCAGCATGATTGGGCCATGTTCTTTAGCAACAACCATTGCAGCATTGCAAGCCGTGGCTGGATGATTTTCCCAATAGGTCATGATCTCGATTACATCTGGATAACGCTGCTTGGTTTCATCCGGCAGATATAGCCAAATATCGTAATAGGTAGCAAACCGAATCGATGCTCCCACACGCGGCCCATTACCATTCGTGGTGAATACCCGATGGAAATCCCGTAACAGAGCAATGTACTGCTCCAGGATAGGTCCATCTATTTCACCTAGGAACCAACGCACCATTGGATGTTGATGCATTGCATTATCAATGGTGGCTTTGTTCTTAGGATCGGTTAAGGCTTTCCGCCACTCCGTCATCCACTTCTTGTTTTCTATCGCCCGTTCTTCCAGGGTCGGTAACAGTGTTTCGCCCATCACGCATCATCCTTTTACGATATTTAGGGGACATACCCAACATGGAATCCATTTGTAATCCCACTTGGGGATTCGCATGGATTGTCGCTAGCATGTCAACGTAGTGTTCCTGGCCCGCCATGTTTGATAATCTCGAATTGTTCTTGCAATTGCTCAGGTGATCCACTATCATAGCCATCACTGTCATCCCAGATGTAGTATCCGGGTTTGAGATGCAGGCTACCATAACCGACAGTTACGATAGCATCGCCATTACGGTGGAATCGGTACTGTGCATACGGACCTACGAAGCTTTCCAGTGCAGTGCGACTGAAGCCATCCCAACGGAAAGCTAGTCGACCGCTGTTGTTGCAGCGTTCACGAATAACCGAGTGTTCAAGTGTTTGGTTCTGGAGGAAGCTCTCGAGTTTCTTTCGTGACATTAAAGCCAAGCTTAACTTGTTCGCCGATGTACGGTACAAACGAGCCATCGATGAACAGAAGGAGATCGCCCGGATAAAGAGTGGTGACGTATTGGTCGTTATCGCCATGTGTAACTTCCCAGATAATGTAATCGACAGGTGCACGGTGAGAGATGAAAACTTGTTTGCTAAGAGCGGCTTTCTTTTCAGGCGACCATTCCTCGTACGCTTTGGTGACGTAAATCATCTCACCGTCGTAACCAGGTTTACCGCCACACTTTTCAGCCAGGCCGAGTTGCAGACCGTCATAGACAATACCGTGTTTATCGGTAATGGTTACAAAGGTCTTCAGTCGTCGTATAACTTTAGGTTGTTCAGTCATTTGGTAATCTCCAGGATTCGGAATTCACCTTCCTTCACGTTAACGACAGTTACAGGTTTACCCAGCAACTTATCGTACTCTGCTTCAACAGGGAAAGCCTGTGTCTTACCTTCCTCGGATTCAACCACAGCTAAGCAATCCATTACGGCTGGGTAAGGTTCGCCGTAACGTGGAACAACTTTGTAATGCTTGCAGGTAGATCCTGTCAACGTACCGTTAACAACGAATTCTGCTTTGCGTACATCACAACCCGCTATTGACAACAGTACTGCTAAAGCGATAAGATATTTCAACGACGTTGCTCCAGCTGGAATCGTTCAACCACAGTGTAGTTCAACGCAAAGTATGTGCACCCTGCCAGCATTGCACCAATCACAATTGCTGTTACCCACTTCCATGGGCTATACTTGCGGTTCTTCTTTTGTTCTTGGCGATACTCGTATACCGCTCGATTAGTCAGGCCATCACAGCTCATCTTCATTTTCCTCTATTGGCATAAAGCCACCCGAAGGTGGCTCGATGTTATTCGTCAGCTTTCTTCAGCAGGTAGGAGTTCGAGATCGACTTCCACGACATGATCTTGTTACGTGCTTTGAATACCAGACCTTCACGGTAGGTACCTTTCTTCTGGTTAAAGGCACGTTGGCCCTCAGCCATTTCCAGGATATCCTTGACGGTAGTTTCAGCACCGATGACGAAGTTCTCATCGAATACCGGAACGTAGGTCAGACCGATTTCAGCTACGATGCGACGAGCTTCATCCGGCAGGACTTCTTCGCTACCATTGCGGTATACCGAGAAGACGTAGTATTCGTGTTTCTCGACACCCTCGAAGTTCGATTGGATGTCAGGACCGATCAGCTCACCTTGGAGAGTGATGAACTCACCAGTACGAGCTTGGTAGGCTTTCAGCTTCTGGATGACTTCGTGTTCTTTCACGTAACGGGTGAAGTTGTTCTCAGTTACCAGTGCAGCCTTCCGCCATTCAGGCCAGTGTATGCGTTTAACTTTGAACATCTTACGGTTACGAGCCAGGAACGAACCAGTCCAATAACGGACTTGATCAAACAGCGACCAAGGAGCATCGTCACCCAGCGACAGCTCGTAGTTACGCGAGCAGACACCAGTACGTACACCATCGTCGTTGATGCAGAACACAGTCATCGAAGAACCATCCAGCTTGTAGGTTACTTCAAACGAGGTCTGATCTGCTTTTGCAGTAGCGAAAGCAACAGTCTTGTTCTGTACACGATCTTGATCCGACTTGGTCAGTTGGGCAGGCCATGGCATCAGAGAACCATCCAGACCTTTCAGGATACGGCGAACGAGATTACCATACCAGTCCGAGGCTACTTCGCCACCCGAACCATCACGCTCACGTTGAGGCTTAGGTTCGTACTTCAGGATACCGAGTTCCAGGGTCACGTTAGTGTCAACCGGAGTATCCTTGAACTTCTCAGGTACTGGCACCAGCAGACCTTGCGACAGTTCCTTACGCAGCTTGATGGTTTTCAGACGGTGGTAGTTCTCACCGTTAACCCGACGGTTATCGGAACGACGAGCTTCCAGGAAACCAAACAGTTCTACGTTGGACAGCGGGAGCAGAGAGTCAATCTCGCAGTAAATAGCGCGATCACCTTTCTTGTATTCGCCCAGCTTAACACACAGTTGCCAGCCACCAATTACAGCCAGCTCCAGTGCATCGGCATTGGGGTGCGGAACCACATCGTCAATTTCAACAATGCGGGCCAGCTTGCGATCTTTTTCTACAACACCAAAACCTTCACGGATTGGCTTTTCTTCTACAACCACTTCGGTCATTGCATTTTCCTCGTGAGATATTGAAAGCAGATTCCTCTGCAATCAATAATCAACACGAGTACTTTTTAGCAGCTCACGCGGAACGTATGGGCTTTGTCGTTACTAACACCACCATAGACTTTAAACTTCCACACGTCATGGCCGATACTAAAACTTGGGTAACGAGCAATGGTTAGTTCAGTATCATCGGGATAAGATTCCTTGATGTGCTTGATAATCTTGTCAACCGAGTAAGGATGATCCTTCTTATCGATCTCAAGTTTACCCACGGTAGAGCGTTCCCACGACCAACCACGCCAAGGCCACGAACACACCCACCATACCCACACGATGGATACGATCAGAAAGTTCGAGAATCCGTTACTCAGGAACCAGAACCACGGGGTGTCTTTAGGCTTACGGCGTTTTGCTTCACCGCCCACCATAGACAGAAACATCAACAGCTTTTCCATTACTTCACTTTCTCCAATTCAAAATCAACGTGCTGGTGTTCTGGGATCATGTCGAAGTTACAGATCTCGATGACCTTTCCTTTTGTGTCTTTCATCAAGCGTGCAGCCAGTACGAACTTGACACCACGATTAGTGTCGAACTCGTAACGATCACGACAAGGACCATAAGCCCGTACATCGAATGTTACAGTGTTATCTTCAAACACCGGGTTATGCAGGTCAGCGCACGCTAACGCTGGATTGATTTGACGCATCCGCCACAACACCCGCTTAGGGTCAGTATAGATACGCAGATTAGGAGTACCGAGTTCACAGATCAACCCATGTACGCCGCGTTTCTCCAGGAGCTTCTCCAGCGCTTGACGGAAGCCTTCAGGTTTATCCGTGAAATCAATGGTTGTCTTAGTGAAGTATTCCATGCTTATAGCACCTTGCAGATTTTAGAACGGGTATCATTACTTACCCAAGCGGCGTAGACCTTATAAACGTCGGATTGAACAAACAACATATCACCGTCTTTCAATTCACGCTCAACCTTGTCATCACTGAAAGTATGAATCAGTTCCTTGCCATCAGAAACCATAGCAATGTGATCACGTTTCAAAGCGCCGTCCAACGCCATATTCAAAACACGTTCCCGCATTTCGTTAGACGTGAATCGCATCTTACGATCATGGGTAAGACGCATCAGATCTAGACGCGGTTTACCTGTGGCTACCCATTCACCGATGAAATACAATGAGTAAGGGGAGTTAGTTGTGTCGGGGATACCCTCACGGTCTAACTTATTCATCAGAGCATCGATGGTTCGATCCGAACTGACAACCAGCATGCTGTCATAGTCCGCCACCGTACGGATAACTGGAGTATCGCGAGAACCTGAGAATACAGGATGCTTGGTCAGGTTGAAAAGGGTGATGCGTTCTTCAAGCGAAAGTTTGCGAGTCATTGCCAGATCCATTTAAGAGGGGTTGAGCTGAATAAGCTAACCAGGTACAATGTGCACCAAGCGCTTATTGCGACAAGTGGGGGAACATACCACCAGCTAAATATTTCTTTGTACTTCTTTTTGTCGGATTGCAGTATTGCCACCAGTACGATTACAATCATACCCAGTGTACCTATGGATGCTAACGCGATTCCTGCTTCGGCTAGTACAGACATGTTACCTCCAGACATAAAGCTCTCCCGAAGGAGAGCCTTTTTGACGTTAAACAGCTACGGGGGCTTCGATAGCAGGATCAGGATCGTAACCGATTACTTCCAGGTCACGCCACGTCAGATCCAGCACCGATGTACCTACAGGTTGGTTGATCTTCAGTCGAGGCATCTCACGAGGTGTACGATAGAGCTGGGTAGTTACTTGGGCTTGATGGTTGTTGTAGATATGTGCATCACCTACAACGTGAATCAGTTCCTCACCCCAGTAGTTCAGTTCATGGGCGATCTTGTGGGTCAGCGAAGAATAGAACGTAAGATTATACGGCGCACCCAGGAATGCATCGTTACTACGCATGTACACCAGACACTTCAATGCACGGCGTGGGATCAGGCGACTATCCATGTAACTGTGCATTTTATCTTCATCCAAATGCACACACTCGTCACGCTTTCTCACAAACGCTTCATGCGGTAGGGGTTCAGTGATTGGGTAGTCTGGAGTTTCACTTTGCTCAGGACCATGCTTCAACATCTGGATGTGTTGACTTAGAGCTTCGTTATACTGTACCTTCATGATCATCCAGCGCTCATTCACACTCAGTTCACGAGTCCAGAACTGGATGAACGAATGGCATGGTGGTAACGCTTGCTCATCGAGATAAGCTGGGTTCCATGGACACAGAATGTGACGACGAGAATCCGGATTCTCACGTAACCCATCGATCAGATCAGTGAATTGGTCAATACGACGAGTAATAACCGCTAGTGGTTTACCAGTGACTTCACCAACCATCACAAAGCCGCGATCCAAATACGGTTGTAGTTCATCAGTATCCGCAATCAGACGAGTGTCTTCGATGCTACGGAACATCTGTCCGTATACTGCACCGAGTTCGCCTTCCACTACGGTCTGCGTTGGGACACCAACCATCTCATAGAAAATCGACCAAGCACTATGGGAATAGTCACATTCCATTCGACCGGTTTCTGCTGGATGCTTATGGTAGATAGCGTACGCCTGACCGGGGAACACATAAACAACGAAGTGATCGTTGTCCCCTACCAATTCACCTTCTGGCTGGGCCTGTGGGTTATAGGCGCTGTGGTATGGATCTTTCCATCCGAAGTGTGTACGGCGGTAATTGCGTTCCATCTCCTTCTGAGTAGCTGGACGATACACACCTGTACCAGCTTTAACCCATTCGTCCCAAATGCTAACATTGTTCTCTTTCAAGAACTTAACGTTAGTATCGCCAGACAACATCCAGTCTTCTTCAACGAAGCCAGTCTTCAGGTGCAGCTTTTTGGATTGCACAGCAGCCAAGCGATTGTTGCTGATATCGTAACGACGTACTACCCCAAACTTAGATGTAGTGCCAGTGCCTGTACGATCACCTTTAGGAACGCCGTCTTGCAGGATTTCTTCAAGGTAAGAATGATATTGTTCCATTGTAGTCCCCTGTTAATAACACACTATTGCCACAGTGCGTCATTTTTCCAGGTATCGTGGGTTGGGTTGAACAACACACAGAGGGCTTGATCATGGTGTAGTAGCAACACTGGCCATTCCGTGTTCTCACGAAAGCCCCGTTGCACAGCTACCAACGTACTGTCCCAGATATCCAGGTCATTGCTCAGATGGATACCTGCGAGGTAATCCGGTACGCGATAAACACCATCGCCTAGTTCCAGGTATGGTTTCTTTTCAATGTGCTTTTTCGTAAAGGTCAAACGAACTTTCGCGAATTCAACCAGCGAAAATTTCTCAACCTTCAACCCACCAGTCGAGGAGTTGAACTGGATGGTAGCCATGAGTTCATCGAAAGGCAACCGATTACGGTAGATGTTGATGTGCTTTCGATCACCATAACTGTGGAACTGAATCTGGAACCCACCTTTCGGCATAGCGCCATCAGCAGTCAACAAAATACCGCTAACGAAGTCGACGTCTTCACCAATGATATCCCGCTCAGTAATAGTAGTAGAGATATCGAAGTGAACATCCACGTCGAATTCAACCCGGTTACTTACATCCTTCTTGCAATCTTCACAGCAGCTCATTTCAGCTCCTAACGACATAAAAGAAAAATAGAGGTTGGGGACCCGAAGGTCCCCTTCCAATTAGGCTTCGACTACCAGTTCATCCAGATCGAATTCTTCCATCTCATCAGCGATGGATTCTTCGATGTAGTTGCGCATGTTAGCCAGAGTAGTGGTGTGAACGAATTGACCACCCATCCACAGAGGTTTCAGTTCGCCAGACTTGGTAGCCAGATCCAGCCAATCCATGTCGACGCCTTGTGCCAGCTTGAAGTCGAAGCAATCTTCATCTACCCGCAGGAAACCACGAGCCGATTTCTTCGATGCAGCAGTCTTCGGATCTTTGTACAGTTCCACCAGACGTTCACGCACTTCACACGCGGTAGCTTTCATAGCCATACCGAAGGTGTCGCGAGTGTTATACTGATAGGTATACGAACCGATACCCAACACGACGTTCGACGAAGCGAAACCTTTGTTAGCCAGGCGCTGGAAGATCTGTTCGGTGCGTTCTACAGTGATCGAGTCACCATAGATCAGGCCGATGTATTCGTTCAGGACTTTGTAGCCCTTTCCGTTTACGTGACCACCGAAGGATTCCCACAGCGATTCAATTGCACCGATCGCTTCCGCACGAGACATCTCACGACCAATGTAACTATCAGGATCATTCCCAATATAGTCTTGGTTGTCCAACTCGAAATAGCGATCACCGATGCGAATAGCTTCGCCATTGACTGCACACCAACCGATGTTGTACAATGCCTGTTGGAATGCTGACATCGACTCGTATTCGACCAAGGTAAAGCCAGTGATGACTTTAACAGGATCACCCGAGTCAGGACGCACTACGACTTTCGCCAGACCCAGAGCGTTCTTCTTACGTGCTTCAATCTCTACCCGCAGAGAAGGCAGTACGTTTGCAATCACACCCCAGAAGTCGAACGAGTCACATACCAGCGACACGATACCTTCGTTGACTTTCTTGCTGATGATCTCCAGGATGAACTCACGTTCACACTGTAGTTTCAGACGATCGATCAAACCAACGTATTGCTCGTGTGGCATTGCTGCCAGTTCAGCTGGATCAATAGCTTCCAACATGTCTTGCAGGCGCGACAGGATATTCGCAGTAGCTACGGCGTGCTCAGTAGCAGTAACCGAAGCACCTACCAGTTCCTTATCGGAATCAGCACCGTACAGCGCTTCGAGGTAGTCGATCGACGGGATGGTATCGGTACCAGCGAATGCCAGCAGGTGACCACCGTTAGAACGACCAGCAGCTTCTGGACCAGGCATACCACGGAACGAGAAGTCGTGACCTTGGAACAGGATGTGGTCACGGTTATCACAGGTCTTGGCTGCCCAACGTTCCATCACACGACGATATTCGTAGGCGATAGTGGCGTTGGTAATTTGCTGCCAGTTGTACGACGACAGGATGGTTTCCAGGTAGTTAACCAACCAGTAGTGTTCTTTGTGCTCTTCTTCGTTGTACAGTACCCACAGCGGAATACCGATGTTAACGCGTTTGCCTTCTTCCAGAGCCAGCACGGTTACAGGCAGGTAGCCTACGTCATGCAGTGCAGCGATCTGTTTGACCGAGATGACATCAACACCACAAGCATTGTCGAAGCGACGCTTGATCTTCTTGATGGCCTTCTCTTTTTCGACCTTGAAGAAGGTACGATCCCACAGCTCAACCAGTTCTTGCCAGGTACCGTAGATACCGAAGTTTACGACTTTGTTGTCGTAGTACGACGAAGCCGATTTCGAGCGCATGAAGTTCTTGGCCGAACGCGGGGTGAAGTTCGAATACTTACGGGTGGTGCCTTCCGGGTACAGAGGACCGTGGCCTGGTTTGTAGAAGTCAGTACCGGTACCAGCTTGAAGCCAAAGTGCAGACATGTTGAATCCTTAGAGGTGCTTGAATGCGATCAGGTTTTCAGGATTGTTCTCACGGGAAGGCAGATCCACGTGATAGGTATTCATGGTGTAAACTTTGTCGAAGACATCGGTCAACACATTGATGCCAGCCGAGAAGATGCCGTGAGTGACGTAGAGCGACAACGAACCCAGGTCATATTGCTTCAGGACCTTAGCGAGCTCAGTGAAGGTACGGCCACCATCACAGATGTCATCAACGATCAACAGTTCTTCGCCGCGGAGTTCATCGAGTTCCAGAACTTCTTCACCGCAAACAAAGCTGTCTACAGTAGTGCGCAGGATCTTGCCGTCACGAGTGTTACGTACCTTGTTAGCGTACACAACACCTTTGAAGCCGAATTCCTTTGCCAGCGATTCGACTTTCTTACGTGCACCAGCATCTGGAGCAACCAAGATGGTCTTAGCTGGGTTGATTCGATCGACACTGCCGATATCTAGCATGTGCTTGCGGAACAGATCATTCAGCGAGAACACACGAGCATTGTTCAGCACCGAACCAATCACGTCAGAGTGAGGGTCTGTCAGAACAACACGCTCAACATTCAAACTGTTGATGACGTGGGCAAACGCCTTAGCTGAATTCGCTTCACCTGGATTGCACACACGGTCTTGACGAGCGTATGGCATGTAGCCGATGTCCAGAGTAATCTGTGGGTTAGCTACGGTCGCGTTTTCACGGATAGCGTTAACAGCCATGATCAAAGACCAAGCAGCAGCTGCGTCAGGTAGAGCAGCTACAATGCGATAAGTCTCGCCTTTATACCAGACACCCTTGCGACCATGTACATCCTCACGTGGGATAGATACGTTCACTTCACCCGCAGGGAACATTCGCCCATCGCGGATTTCGGTAGGGAAGGACTGGGAGTGACCCAATCCCTCCTGAGTAACGATCAACTTCAGATTCTGTGTCATGCAGCTTCCTTTTGTTCCATTGCAAAGTCGGCATCGAAAAGCAACTCGACATCACCGAGCTTCGTTTTGATGTTGCTATCAGCTTCGTACCGGCAAGTCTCCAGATCCATAACCAGATCTGTTTCCTGATCACCACAGCGTACCAGGAAACGTGCAACCTTGCCAAGTTCAACACCACGAGCGATAACTTCAACTTCGTTCGTGAGTACATGTTCGCCATGATAAGCAGCAACGAACTTAACCGAAACCACTTTCGCTCCTTCAGTAACAAAGAAGCGATCTTTGTGGTAAGTCATTTCATCAGGCAGTACGCGGAAAAAGTGATGCAGTTTTGGTTCCATGATATCCTCTTACACAGCTGGTTCGCCCACAGCTTCAATTGGTACCGCACCACGTTTAGCGGGTGCTTTCTTTACTGGGGCAGGTTCTGGTCTCAATGCGTAGTTCTCAGCGATATAGCTGTCGCTGAGAGTACCGAGATGTTCGATGAACGCACTGGCGTCATGTGGATGTTCCGTAAACAGGCCGGACAATACTGCAGCCGCCGTATCCGGGAACATTACATTACGGTCGTAAGTAGGATTATCATACATCGCATCGATGTAGCGCTTAACTTCAGCGTCTTTCAAGAATGGTACGTGGATGTTTTTATCCACACGAGAAGGACGATATACAGCTGGGTCGATCTTCTCGATGTGGTTGGTGGTCATCACGATGATCAGGTCTTCGAGTTCCACTACACCCTGCAAGATGTTGAGGAACGTGGACAGCTGAATATCACAGTCCATGAAGGCCAGTTCTTTAGCGATGCCATCATCACCCATTTCGAGACGCTTCTCAGTCGGTTCAGCTGCTACACGACGGTGCAGCGACTTAACGTCATCGAAGTCTTCAATGCAGAGCATGTCCCCAGGCGAAAGCTGGGAGATCAGTTTCTGCAATGCACGACCATCGGTAGCCAAGTTAATGAAGTGTACGTCTCGTTTGAATCTACGAGCCGCAGCTTTAATTAACGAGGTTTTACCCGTACCAGGTGGACCTTCGAGAATCACGGTGTGTTTGTACGCACGACCACGCTTACGGTACCACTGTTCGTTGTCGATGAATCGCTGAATCGAACCGAAGAACTCTTCCTCAACGGTTGGATCGATTACGAGAATCTCACCTTGGTTCAGCTTGAGCTTACCCGTGATAGACCAACGACCTTCTTCTGGAGCATAGATCCGCACAGCATTTTTATCTTTCTTGATGCGGAACTCTTCTACCAGTCGTTCGAATGGTTCTGTACTACGACCGAACGTATAAAGAGTGAACTCTTCTTTTTCAATGTCCGTACCTGAAGATGCCAGGCGTTGTACATTGAACCAGAAGTAACGCCCTTCAAAGAAGAACCAGTGGAATCCCATACCCGGACCGAATGCAGGATCGTCACGATCAAACGTTACACGCCGGTTACGATCGTACTTCGCCCACTTGGTGCGAGCAAACCACTTCATAAACTCAGCGTAGTTATGCAGGTCCATCGAGTACGACCCAGCACGGGTAAACGTCATCGATGCCACGGTGTTACGACGAATGAAGTTCCAGATGGTCTGCGGGATAGTTCGACCGAACCAACCTAATACGCCCATCAGACCCAAGGTCATAAAACCTTTAACCGTCGAATCGCCAGAACTCAGCAATTCGAGGGTATTATGGAAGAACGACAAAACCTCATTAACAATCATCAGTTAAGCCCAGGTTGGATTGTAACGACACTGTCCCAGTTTTCACCGGCAGCTTGTACGTATTCGTAGAATGCATCAATTGCTTCGGGAGAAGATATGTGGTTCACCCCTTCTTTGGTTGGTTCCAGCTTCTGGTCTGTAAGAGTCCAGTGGAACTCTTCGTTGTCGTACATCAGGGCGAAAACGTCATAACGAACATTTAGTACAACAGTTACTTCGAGCAGGTTAGTGAAGCCAACCTTGTTCGTATTAACACCCACGACAGTCGCATCGACATATGGCTGGAGCTGCTCGTAGCTGTATGCACCAGCGAGTTTGGAAAGGCGGAGACCCCAATCCATAACTTGGTCCATTAGTCCACGTTCAACCATGTCCACAAACGGTACCATGTCGTTACCAACTTGCTCCATATTCGGAGCATGTGTATATTGACGAGTACTAACATCCATGTGGTATAGGTGTCCGTTATTCTGGCGGTGCACCGGAAGGAAGTTGAAGACGATTCGATGGAGCTCTTCCGAGTGTACCAGAGTTTCCTCAGGGCACCAGATCAAGTCCTTATAGAACATGTCGTTAAGGGCGTAAAGATCCACGGGTGTGAACCGTGGAGTCTTTGCCATGAAATCGAATACCGCTGTCTTACGTACAGCAGGAACCAGACGATCCAGGTTCACGCTTTACCCCCTTGGATAACACGCAGGTGTGGCGGACATACACGACGTTTACGTGGAGTAGGCAGCGAGAAGCCACCAACGTCGCCGAAGTCGAGGAGTGGTTTGGGTTGTTCTTTTGGTGCAGGTGCAGCAGGACGTTGTGCCAGAGGCTTGCGTTTCATCAACTCTTGAAGCGTCGGCAGTTGATTGCCGTCTTCATCATGCGTCAGTGGTTCTACGCCATGCACTGCGTAAGCACCATCGGGCAGTGTGTCACCTTCCATATCACCCATCGGACCTTGCATACCACTTTGGGCCAGAAGGTCTTGCAGTTCTTCACGGAGTTGAATACCCAGCAGTTCACGCTCGACATTCGGGATAGGCAGGAAGCTTTGAGTCGAATCGGAAGTCGGAACGATGAAACCCAGTACAGCAGCGTACGGAACTTCTACGAAAACGTCTTGACGATTGTAGCCACAGTTGAAGCTGAAGTTTTCTTCATTGTAGCTGAAATTCTTGGTTGCGTTTGCAGCGATGTTCAGTTTGATCTGATACAGCCCGTTTACTTCAGGTTCCATGATACCGACATCAAACATGCGGGCATCAGCAACCAACAGGATACGACGTGGCATATCCATGTCGATGAACCACTGGATCATGGTGTTCATTACGGCACGGGTCATGTTCAGCTCAGGTGCGGCTTGCAGCATTGTCTTACTCCAATTTTAGCGTTAGAATTCAAAGTAGTGATATAGATTTCAAACTTTTTGCACTTCACACCCAGATGCAGATTAAAATAGCCACCAGCATCATTACCAAACCAGGGAACTTCTCGTCTTTGTGAGAACGACCGATGTCATCAGCATCCAGGTATTCTTCACGTGGACCGAAGAAGATCAACGCACCAAATACGAATATAACAAAGGCAACTAGATAAGCAGCCCACATCTCTTTTGCTCCAATGGGACATAAGGCCCTCCCGAAGGAAGGCCAAACATCAATAGTTGAGTACGACTGTTTTGCCGTAGTCATTCGCCATACAGCTGACGTATGAAGTTTGATACGTATCCATCGGAGTTTTACGTTCCTGATAAACACGATCTACTTCTGTTACCGCTTTAGGAAGAATGCTGTAAAGAACGTTATCTTTATTCTTCACAACGTATCCCTTTAGGGAGAGAAGGTTAGAGCGCCATTGTTGCTGGGACTCCCCGCGCGATTTTGCTTCTGCTCCAGCTTTAGCCATCAAGGCCAAACTATCACAGTAGTTATTATCCGCGACAACCGTCTCTGTTGCCATCGCATTGCCTGAAACCGCAAGTGCGGTTACAAGAACCAACGACCTCAGTACGTGTGTTAAACATTGCATCACGTTGCCTCATGTTGAAGGATCAGAATATAATGGCACTCAAGCCATTATTCGTGCAGCCCTCGCAGGCGCAATACACGATATCCTTCTTCCTCTGTCATGAGCTGCCAGCCCAAAGCAGTGGTCTTTTTGGGACGCAGTGCAGGGGCTACCAGATAGTTAGCCAGCCCGTACATTTGCCCGATAATCGAACGCAATGGAGTTTCGTATTCCTTGTGTGGGGCGAACAGATCACAGTCCATGCTTTTGAATTCACCGTCGTCACGCCAAGCGCAGGTGACACCCATCAACATCTTACCAGCTGGGGCAATGACCTTTTCACAATCGATCGGTTGATCGTGTTCAATGCGTTCCAGGTGTTTATCCAGGAAATCGTAAAGCGGACATTCAGGTCCAATGCCAGTGCACCAACGTGGTGACTCTGGTGGTGTACTGACCAGCGGTAAGTGGGCAGCAATTGCATCAAAGTGCTGTTCATCCAACACGTAAAGAATAGTAGACATTTGTTTCCTTAAAGGTTACGTTCGATGTGTGTGACACTGGCTACGTGATTACGGCAGAGGGCAATGACATCACCTTCAGGTGAAGAACCCATACCCCAGCCACGCAAGGCTTCACCCAACATGATGAAGCCGTGTGTTTCGCGAGCTTTAGCGACAGTTGTATCGTGGCCCGTGGTTACCAGTTCTGTGAGAGAGGTTGATTCATCGCCATGTAGGTTAGACCAGAACACATCGGTGGCTTGGACAGTACCGTTTTGATTCAATACCAAACGGGAACCGATCTGGAGGTCTTCTTTAGGATCGAAGCCTACCAGTACACCAGCTTTGTTACGTGATAGCCATCGGGCTTCACGCATCAAGATCTTTTCCACCAGATGTGCGTTAACCGAACCTTCTGGGATGTACGTGTTAGATCGGATATCGATTCCTACATCTGCGAAATGTTTTCGTGCTACTACAGGATGCAACATCTTACCTCCGAGGGACTCCCACTTTACGTGTGTGCCCATTAACTTTTTCCAGCAATCGTTCGTACTTTCGACCCAACGTATCTAAACGCTTTTCCATCTCGGTCTCACGTTTAAGCAACGCTGACATTTGCTTTACCAGATCCTCGTTAGTTTGGATCAGCAAATCAATATCTTCACGTTGCTTTTCAATCAACTCTGTTTTAGTAGGCATAATCAGATCGTGTTATCGAATACCCAATCGCCGTGATGGGTTTTGTTATGGAATGCCACAGGAGCAGGAGGTCGGTTATACTCGCCATGTACATGGAAAGTCATGTTCAACCTACGACGTTGGTAATAAGGTTCCAGTTTAACATGATACTGGTCCTTAGCTGTATCTACCGTAATCGTAGCCACTAGTTTCCTATTGGACTGACTCCGCTTATCCCAAATCTGGAATTGTTTGATTCCTTCATACGAGTGTAACGTGGGTACTGTTTTAAATGCATGTACCGGTTGACCATCTGTTTCGAAAGTCAATCCCGGTGTAATCCAAAAAGGTTTCCCTAAGGTTTTGTCTTCAGTGCCTCGAACACAACTCCCTAGATCACCAATGCAGTCGTCGTACAAACCAATGGTTAGTTCTATCATACCGCTATACTCCATAGATGCGATGGAATAGCTGGATCTTGCGATAGTTCCAACACGGTTTGGAAAGGCGTTAACCGACGCATGCTAACAGGTTTAATCCAACGCATTCGCTTGAGCTGTAATTCAACTTCCAGCTCAGCAATCATCTCGTTTTGGATGCGATCAAAGAAAATAAACACAATCCGATTGGGGAACTCAAGCTGGGGTTCTTTATAAACACCCAGCTCAGATTCATAGTTCTGTGGCCCTTGTGTGATCGACAGTACATTAGCATCAATGAACGTGTGATCTGGTGAACCTATGTGTACCAGGGAATTAGACCGTCCCGATACAACGCCCCGATTGGAGTAATCCAGGGTTATCGACGTCTTCATGGGTATCCTCGATTTGTACGAGGAAAGCAATAGTACAACGTTCGATAGCCGCACCCAGTTCTACTGGAATAATAGCATCGAGAGCAGCATTGTCAGTAACGATCCGTTTGTGTGGACCACCGAACATTACAGACGAAACTTTCTGTAGGTTGTAGACAACAGTAACGACCTGGGCTGTACCGCGCTCAGTCCAATTTGGTTGGAGGCAGAAAGTAAACCCTTTTGCTGGGATACCTGTGTATTGCTCCGACACTTGGACTGGTGTAATCCACTGAATCTTACTGGCATCAACCCCAAGCATCTCCGGCAGTTGATAGCATTCAGATCCCATGATTGGAACTTGAACGATAACTTGCTTCACGCCGCTGCTATCGTCGACTGGCAATCTGCGGATTGACATTTCGTACATTTGCTTTCCTTCGGTTGGATGATGAGATGAAGATCGACACCGGCAGGACGATCCATTGGGTTCTCGAGCTTCAGAAAATAATGCCCAGTACCGATGTCTAGCATCAGGCTACCCAGCTTTACAGATTCTTCACGACCCTTACGATAGATCGTTCGTTGGTACACGCCAGGGATAATGGCCTCGTTGCAGATGAGGTAATCCTTGACTTCTTCGCCATGTGCATCCAATAGCTTGCAGCTGATAACCTTTTCAATTTCAGTGCCATCTTTGAAAAGGAGTTTGGACTCTTTGCCAGCGTCCAATACGGGAATACGTGCAACTAGGTTCAACTTAGTTACTCCAGGTTGTTGTTAGTTTTAAGGATAAGGATGTTGCTATGCAACCATGTTACGATAAAAAGCCCCACTCCTTTGCTCTTAGTGTAGTCGTTCACCTATACTAAGGGGGAGCTGAGTATAAAAAATAAAAAGAGTAGTGGATGGACTCCCCTAACCCGAAGGCCAGAGGAGTCCATCCTGAATAGGAAGAACTATACGGGTTCAACTTTCAACGCATAGTTCACTACGTGCTTAGGGTTACCCTTTACACGGATATCCACTTTAGCACTGTCGATGTGATACCACTCGAGTTCGATCTCATGGATCTCACACTTGTGCCACCAGTCGTACAGAGCTTGCAGAGTGGAATCATTTTCACCATGCATTACCACCGACGATACTTCAACGCCTTCATGGCGCTTGTCAGTAGCGGTAATGGTCATGGAGCGATCGATAGGTTTACGAGAGAACCGATCAACCAGGGTGAACTTGAGCTTCTCAGCATCTTGTCCAACTGGGATCAGGTCTTCATAAACAACAGTGCTATCGGTCAGGTTAAGATAAAGTGCTTTGCACATGGGAACCTCCTTGGAATGAGTTATTATTCCGGCTCCCGTATTGTTACGGTCGTCGGATAGTTTTGAGTTGTAGCTGGATGAGATTTAAGCGTTGTGCGGAGGGCAAGATGTCTCTGTCTCCGTGATGGTCAAACGAGGCATGTATCTGGAACGTTATGGCTTCCAGCAATGCCATAGCTCGACTGACAGCAGGATCAAACACCAACTCAGTGTTGAGTATGATGTTCAGGTGTTTTACAACTTTTCGTAGTTCTTGTTCTTCAGCTCCTTGTAGGAAGAGACGCGCAGTCTCTAGCACGCAGAGCTTCCACAGCTCTAGTACATCCATTATAGCGATCTCTGGCGGCATAAAGGCTTACCTTGTGGGTAAGCCTAAGCCATGGGTTTCATACTACGTAATCGTCAAGACGAGGCATCTGGATCGGACGCCCTTCCGAGCTTTGATCCTTCAGGCAGTCTTGTACGAACACGTAGAAGTCTTTGTTGCTCGAATCCCGAATCCATTGCAGGATTTCTGGGTGTTCACCTTGCTTAGTCCGACGGTCAAGAACTTGACGACGGATTTCAGCCAACTTGGCTGGGAAAGTCAGACCAGTGTTGATTGTGATGTCCATCACACCGTAAGAGACTTTCTGAACAATGCGTTCACGGGAAGTGTGCTGCGAAACAGGGAATTCCATGGCGTAATCCTTACTATTAAAAGGGCTATATTCACGATTGTAATATAGCCTTTTAATTAGTTTAAATCATGCCATTAGTAAGTAGGTTCCACCGGATACAATTCGTTTGTGATGATGTATGGACCACTGTAGTACCAGACATGCGTATGCTGACAACGGTCACGTGTAGTGCGTTCCCATTTCGGAAGATATGGCTCAGCACCAATCGTAGCAAAGCCTGCTGTGTTAGGTGAGTGCTCCGAACCATCCAAACGCTTGTAACGAATGTTGTCCACAAATAGTCGCCCATCCAGTTCACACCCTTCTAACTTAAGCCGTTCTGCAACAGCCGCGTACAACGTGGTCAGATCCACGATGACGTCTCGATAGAGCATCTCTGAGTCGACTTCGACGCGATACCGTTGACGAGTGAAGGTATTTGCCAACTTGCCTTCTAACAGCGCTACGTAGGCTTCCTGGCCCTGGTCTTCATCAGCTGCAAGCTTCGACACACGGATAGGATCAAATAGTTCAACATAGTCACCGAGTGCTACATCGAACAAACGGAATTTCTTGTAACGGTCAATTAACGGCAACATGACCCACACGTGTTGTCCAGCTTCACCGATGATTTTCTTTTCTTCGGTATCGTAGACATAGTACCGTACATTCATGTTGAATGTACGATTTTTTATCTGTCCCCGATCCTCGAATGACACCAGCAATAACCGGGTGGGGGACAGTTCACCAATAACGATGTATTTTTCCAGATTCCAACGGTTAGCCAGTTCCCATCTTGCGTAGGTATCTCTTAGCCCCTTATACATCCAAGAATCGCTTGAGTCAGGGAGGGCGCGGTAAGGATAGTAGTCGTGCCGCCCCCTGCGTTTACGATAAGTACATTTGTTCTCGAATCGAGGGATTACTTCGAAAGTAGCCGGATCTTTCTCTTCCGTCGAATTCCGTTCTAACGAAGTCAGTTCTAAGTGGCTATATTTACTACCCCACTCAATAAGACTAGTTGAGTAATACGCGCCGCTGGAGATACCTTTCTCGTAGATATCCGACAGCGTGACTTGTTCTAGTGTATCACAGTTGAACAAGTGCATATTGTGTTCGAGATTATTTTCCCCTTGGATCAAACCACGATACCGTGCCGGGTCGTCAAAGCAATGGATCTCAACCAGATCAGCTTTTGTATTCTTGATATCCTTCGACATCGCATCCAACCACTCTTGGTAGCGGTTGGTACGGCAGAAAGTTTCTGGTGGTTTCTTCGCAGGCGCAGCTGGAGTTACAGGTTCTTTCTTGCCCCAGAACAGTTCAGAAACGAAACTACAGATCGACATATGAATCCTTACGGGAATTTGGTTGGCAGCTTGTTAGTATAGGTGTATAGACCGGTTCCGAAACCGGGACTATTCGATTCTTTCAAGAAGAACCGATGACCAGGAAGATCTACGTCTAGTTTACCGATTGCGATGGGTTCCGGCATCATACCCACACGCAATTTGATCTCATCAATATTCAAAGACCATTCTTTACAATCGTGGTCGTAATTGTTGTGAATTGCAGTCATGAACGGAGCCAGATCAACTACTGGAATGCCAGAGTTATCTAACGTATTGATATTGATGATTACGTCATAGGACAGATAATCATAAACACCTGGGCAATTGGGGACTTCTACTAAACGCGTGTATGCACCAATCGGATCGAGTCGTTCATTGGTGATCTCGATGATCGGACGATAACTGGAATCACCTTCACAGCAAAGATCTTCAATCTTGGCAGTATATGGGTGGACATCATTGAACCAGCCATATTGGAATTCACGAAGCATAACCGAGGGGATGCTAACTGCCTGCCCCCCTCGGGTATACAACACGATCCAATCACCTTTGATGCTATCACGCTTCAGGTAATACTTGACATCATTCTTTGGCCAAGTAATAAAGTGAATACCGCAATGATCACTTACATTGCGCATTTCCATATGGCTAACAAGAGCTACAGCATGATTGTGCCAACTCGAGTGGGTACGCTGATCTCGAAGAATCCAGTTGAACCTGTCCTTCTTTGGAATATCCAAAGTACATGCAGGAACTGGATACAACGAGTTCTTATGGAAGAAGACGAGTTCTCCGTTCTTCATTACCAGGTACATGTCGCGATACTCTGGATGTCTGAAGAATGGAACATAATCTTTGAAGCTTTCGTCTTCTACCAGACTGGCCAATCGACTCTTGTTGATATACGACCTGAACATCTTATTTCCTTATGCGAAAGTACGAGGGAACAATCCATCATTACGGATTTGGAATGAAGCGGACTTCGATCCATTAGGGAAATGGAAGAAGTATTTGTTTTCATAAAGCGAATGCATAACCATACCGTGACTGAGTACACCGTCAATGATAAAGTCAATGCGATCCAGATCGATCAATACAGCTCGTCCATGGAACTCAGCTGCCACAATGTGGTTGATCAGGTAGTAGACGTTCAAGACTTGATTGTCTCCAGCCATACCCGACAGATCGATAGCCAGTCGATAAGAGTGCTTATCGGACAAACCTTCGCCTGCACCCTTCAATGCAATGACCGAATCATCCTTGTCCATCTCGGTTAAGGTGTAACGCTCACGCAGTGTCTTGCGGATAGGCAGATTAGATACATCTGTAACTGCCATGCTGTTGTCGATGACTACTCGATTTTTATACGAGAGGTTATCGAGATGCCACGTTCCACCATATTGGTCCAATAGAAAAAACATGAACCAACCAGTTCGACGAACCGACAATGCATCCGGCATGGTATACAGATTCAACCTGGGACCCCGGCTGGAATCACAAGCTGCATACCACTTAATACCTCTTGCATCGGTGTAGACATGTATTCCTTCATGAGCTGCGAGTTGACGCACAATAGCAATGCGGTCATTCATGAAGTTCACAACGCTATCGGCATCAGGGCGATGCGACAGATGCTTTACATGGGTGGAGTCATTACGCGTACAGAACTCAAACGTATACTGACTGGCGTCATTACCGGTCAGATGCATGCGTCCAAGTTCTGGTCCTTCCCCGATACGATGGAACCCAACTTTCCCTTCGTAGTCATCTTCGACGAAGACAAGCCAGCGCTTCTGATTCTCATCAGTAGCAATTGCAAAGTGCACGTCATGCAAGTGCATTACACGTGCAAGCCATGCCTCCTTGCTTTCTAGCAAGCGTCTACGGATACCCATCTTTATTTTTCCTTTTGGTGAATTAAGCCAAAGTAGTAATATAGATCTCAAACTTTTTGTGATGAAAAAAAAAACATAAAGCCTCCCCGAAGGGAGGCTCTATGCTTTTTCGACAATTGCA